TTATGCAGCGGTCCTGTCGCTGTGGGGCATGGTTGGGGCAAAGTCGCTTAATTTTGAGCTCAACATCGCGATCTGGTCCAGGTTGTTTTCCTCCATCCACTTCCCGTAAACCTGAAATACCATCTGCGCATCGGCATGCCCCATCTGGTTGGCAATGAAGTTTGGGTTTGCTCCTGCCGAAAGTGACCAGCATGCATAGGTGTGTCTCGACTGATAGGATTTCCGGTGGCGAAGGCCGGCTCTTTTCATCGCAGCATCCCAAGAGTTCCCAATGGAGTTTATCGAGAAGTGCTTACCATAATTTCCGGCCCTGGCTGTGAGAGACGGCAGGAAGACAAACGTGCACTTGTTGAACTCTTTCTTTCCGTATTCCCTCAGCTTAACAGCTACGTTATGCTCCTGAGAGAGACGGGTCATTTCATACTGGCTTTTGAATGCCTCGAGGGCAGGCTCGATCAGGTGAACAACCCGATTAGTGCCCGCATTGGTTTTCGGCAGCGTGAATATCCCTTTCTGAGTCAGGCTTCTTCTGACGGTGATTGTTCCCGCCTTCAAGTCCACATCCTCCCAGGCAAGTCCGCACAGTTCACCCGGCCGCAACCCCGTGTAAACGGCGATAGCCCACAGATTCTTGCTCTGCTGATGGTGGCAGGCGGCAATCAGGCGAGGAAACTCCTCACGGGTGATCGGGTCAGGATCTGGGCGGGACTCACGCAAAGGGGCCACGCCGTTCATTGGTGACTTTGTGATGTAGCCATTTTCAACCGCAAACTGGAAGATACCGAACAACACGGTCATGTAGTTGTTCACAGTAACTGCGGATCGACCCCGCTTCGGAGTTTTATGACCCCGCTTCATGACCTGGAAACCCGTCAGCAGCTCCTTCCGGACTTCCAGCATGCTCTCTTTAGTGATTGAGGTGAGGAGGGTGTCAGGACCAATAATAGCCATGACATTTGCGATGACTCGCCCATAAGTGTTGAGCGATGATTCAGCCACCTCCATTTCCTTAAGTGCAAGCCATCTCCCAGACAGCTCGCCGACTGTTACTTCTTGCCTCGCCTCCCCGAACCGCGCCAGGTTCTGGGAGGAGGGGAACTGCTGGGCATAATTGAAGGTGCCGGTTTTGATGGCGTAGCAGATCGACGTCCGTAACTCGCCGGCCACCTTTCTGTTTTTGGGGGTGTCGGCCACCCCCAGGCTTTCACGCACTCTGACCCCTTTGTAGATGAACCACAGCCTTAGCGTGCCGCCGTGGTTTTCCACTCCTGTTGGGTATTTCATAACGATTCCTCGTTGGTTGATGGTCAGAGTATTTAAGCAGATTGTCGCCGCGGTTTCGCTAAGGCCTGGCGCTCAATCCAGCGGTCGATCTCGTCCATGTTGTAAAAACAAGGGCTGTTGTCCCATGGGCTACAGTCAAACGAGACGTGTTTGTATTCCTTCCCCTCCAGAAAAGTCTTCTCCCGCGCCTTCTTCAGCGTCCCCTTTTTAATCCCCTTCAGGGCTATCAACTGCTCCTCAGACACCCATTTCCCGGGCGATACCATCATGATTACTTCGCTCATACCTTTCTCCACTCAAACTTAATGCCGGGGCGAATTGGTTATATCTCCGCACCCGACACAGCTATCAGCTGTTTTAGGTTTCTTAGTGATATTTCAATATCAGGCGACCTGCCCGGGTAAGGATCGCAGGCGGCGCATGCCGGTCATCGCCGTGGCCACGTAGCTCGCCTTCCGGTTCACCACCTCCACCCAGACCTTCACTCCTTCCACCCGCACCGTGTACGTCTCCCGCATCTTGCTTCGGCCATAATCGCCGTAGCGTTCCTGATGGGCCGCCAGCGCGATGTCGCATGCCTGACGCGCCAGTGGTGACTGCGTGCTGCGGTTAATCAATCGCATGGTCACCGCCTTCTGGGTTAGATGGTTGACGGAAAACCGCTCGGGACGGCGACCAGTCGCAATATGCATCGGTTTCGGTATGCCCGAAAATTGCCTTACAGCGGCGGATATGCGCGCAGTCGCCGCAGGTCTTACCCTTCGGGAGTTGCATTTTGTCGGGGTCTGCCGGGTTATAATTCAGCTCAGTCATTCCAGGCCTCCAGCTCGTTCTGGATCTCTTCGTCGATAGCTTCGTTGCTGGCAAACGCATCAAGAATGGTCTTTGCCTCTTTGCGATAGCGCTCCCTGCATTCGCCATACCAGACAGAGAACTCTGAAGACCAACCAGCTACAGACCCGTCGAAGTCAAATTTCGCGTTATTTTCCGCAATTCGCTCAACCATACTGTCAGCAGTTATCAGGCCGCACTCGCGGATGTATCCACGCAGATGGTGCTTTCGCCACAACGGACTCACCTTCGAATCGCAAAGGCCTTTGAACTCAACTTCCCAGCGGCGGATACAGCGTGCATTTAGTGATTTACTCATGTCGTTACCGGGAGGGCGAACCCTCCCGCCTCCCTTAGGCCACGTATTCCGGTTTCATATCTGCCAGGGTGATGCTGAACTTATCGTGCAGCTCCTCACTCAGGTGGCGCTTCGCCGTTGCCAGCAGGCGTTCAGCTTCCGCGAACCGCTCAGCAGCACCCGGTTCGCCAGGCTGCGGAAGGGAATTAATAGCTGCGTCAACAGCATTGTGGTGCTTCACCAGGTGATAACGGCGCGTCGCCTTATTCTTCAGCTCCGTGAAAAGGGTGGTTCCGAGAGTGGCTTTCGAGTCGTTGATTTCATTGCCGACGCTGGTGGCTTCATCGAGTGTTTCTGCCTTCTCAATGCGATCCCGGAACTCATCAGCCATAGCGTCAATGTTTGCCGCCGACTCCTGCGCGCTGTGAGTGGTAGTTACAGTGTCACCGGAGATATCAGCCAGGCTTACACGTTGGGCGGGGGCCGGGTTAATCTCTTTCTCAGCGCGCTGCTCCACCTCATCTGGGGTGTACACGCCCAGAACGACCGCAGGGCAGTACAGGCGCGCCCAGTATTTAAGGGCCAGATATGCGATCTGCTGCTTCGGATTCGATACCCACAGTGGGGAGTTTCGTGTAATCACGCTGGATAGGAACACCGGTTCGCCCCAGGTGATCTCGCTTTCGCCGCGAATGACGGCACCCACACGAACCGACAGGCCCTGTTCGTCGGCGCTGGTCCAGCCGCGCACCATTTCTTTTTTGTCGTACGTCCCGCCGCCTTTCGCCGGCTTCTTCACGATCTCTTCGCGCATGCTGGCGCATTTCGACCAGTCGCCCTCGTACTCATAGTGGAAGCGGCCCACAATGGCGTTAGAGCTGGAGATCACCGCGTTGACCAATTGGGCCTCGTAGCCCAGCACGCCGTTGACCAGGTGCGTTTTCTGCGCCACCGCGTACGGGTTCATCCCCCACTGCATAGCCTGCATGATGATGGCCATGCAGTCGGCTGGGTTGCCGCGAAGATGTTCAGGAACCGTTACGGCTGCCTGGGCCATTAAACCGGCAACGGCCCGCAGCTGGGTTAATGCCTGCACATTGAAGATGGCGTTGCTGGCAGAGATAGTGTTTGGAGCCTGCTGCTCCGCGGTTACGATATTCATATTTTCCATCGTCATTCCCCTTATGCCTGAGTACGCAGCGCTTCAAGGCGGCGCAGGTCGAAGTCGTTCAGTTCGTCGGTGTAGTCTTCGGTGATCGGTGCTGGCCACTCGCCAGTGTCGAACGCGTTAGCGATGCGGTTCATCGTCTGGCGATACTCGAGCATGCCCAGCTCAATCAGTTCTTCGCTGGCCTCAACGATGGCGATCCAGTGGTAGCCCTCGTCTTTATTGACGAAAATCCAGAAGAACTGGTCCAGTGCAGCGGTCTGCATGTACATGGCCGCGCTGAGGTGATAATCGCGGTCGATGATTTCCCGGTGCAGGCGAGCGCGCAGGCCGGACTGCTTTACGTTCCACATGCTGATGGTTTTCAGGTCGGCGCCGACCCGCACGCCGTCGATGTCGATTTCCAGATCCGGGCGCACGCGGATTTCCAGACCGGTCTCTTCGTCGATACCGAAATAGCTCGTCTCAACAGCGCGATCAGGGTGCAGCAGCAGTTTCCCGGCGGTCGGGTGCTCGTGCAGGGCTTTCTGAATGGCCAGCGCCGTTTCCATCTGCTGCTGGGTCACCAGAATCTTGTCGCCCGGGTTGTCGCGCCACGCGTCCAGCAGTTCGTCAGCAAACACAGCATCCGGCTTAACGGACTTCACCGCCTGGATCATCTCTGCTTTGGTGCCGGACACTTTCAGTGGTGCCGGTTTCTGCACTTCCTGCACCACCAGGTCAGGATTGATGAGCGCCAGCTGTTCCAGCAGCGCGTCGCGGCTGCCGCTGGTTTTCACCGGCGCAGGCAGGGTGGCGTTGTACTCTTTGATGCAGGCCTTCATCGCGACAGCGGTCTGCTTCTGGTCTGCCTCGATACGCTGGAACTCAGCTGGCAGCGTCATATAGCTCTGCGCTGTTTCTTCCAGGCTGCCGCCCATCGGCACCTGCGCGGGCAGGGTGGCGCTGTACTCTTCCAGCGGCGCTTTGATATCGTCAGCGCTCAGCAGCGCGGGCAGGCTGGCGTTGTGTTCGTCGATAAAGGCGCGCAGGGTCGCCGCAGTGGTGAAGGCCCCTTCTGGGATCACCGGCTCCACGCTGAACTCTTCATCAAGATTTTCCGGTTGCAGCGCCAGCGCATGCACCAGGTTGCCCATATCCAGCACTTTGGAACCTTCTCGCGGGATGGTCTTGGCGACGTGGCGCGCGTTGAAGTACATCAGGCTGACGCGTGCATCTTTCACCTGGGTGCTGCTGATCCCGTTCGCCGCGTGATACACGTTATTCGGCAGGCCTTCATAGCGGCCCGGCTCGAAGTACGCTGGGTATTCCGGCGCGCTGGCGGTTTCCTCCGGCGCTTCGGTGGTAACTTCAGGCGCAGTGGCGTTCGCCAGCTCCGGCACCGCGGCGGCCAGCACCTCAGCCGGGTTCAGGGCAACTGTTTGCGGATCAGCTGCATCAGTGCTTTCGCCTGGTGGAACCGCGTTAACACTTTCTCCTTCCGTCGGGTCAGTCTCTTCCATCTGCACATCGCTGGTGGTCTCCTCTTTAACCGGTGAACGGTCATCTGTTTGTTGTTGGGTTTCGTTCATCAGGCCTTCGATGGAGAACATGCCGCCGCCGAGGTTCGCGACCTGCGGCTGGTTATCAGTGGAGGTTTCTTCAACGTTTGCTGGGTGAAGCCTTTCATCAGCAGCGCGTTGGCGCATCTGGTCCACAATAGAAAGCGCTGGTTCAGGTCGTTTTTGTTCACCGGCGTTCAATTCGCCATGAAACTCGTCCAACACTTCATCAACCTTCTGCCATGCCGCATCGACCATTTCCTGGGTAACTACTTCCTGCTTATGCTGGCTAGTGCCATAAATAGGCATCAGCTCAGTTACAGCATTGAATTCAGCCGTCATCGTCTGGTTCACGAACTCAAGATGCGCAACCGGCGTCAGGTGGATATTCTCCGGCGCGATGCGCACCAGGTTGAAAATAGCCGCGCGGTTGACCGCCAGAACGCCGGGCTGGTTGCGCAGGATTTTGCTCCACGATTTCCATGGATCTTCTTTGGTCGCGACAATCTCCTTGGCGCGGCGGTGGATGCTGCCCGGGATCTCCAGATGGTTGAAGTCCATCGGCAGCAGGGCGCAGGCGATCTCCAGATCGAGCGAGTCCAAGGTATGGTGTGCGTCAGCGCCGCGGTCAGTTACGTACCCGCCATCGGCATTGGTCCCGGCGTCAGTGCGCTGTACGTTGCTGATGCGGTTGCCGGTGGCCCATTCGCGCGTCAGGATCCCGCGGTCAATATATGGGGTGGCTACCCAGGCTTTAGTGAACTGCAGCAGCAGCGCCAGCTCATGGCGTTTATCCATGCTGAACACTTTGCGAATGGCATTGGTATAGCGCCACAGGTCTTTGGTATCGAAGGTCTTAACCTCTGGGCAGCTTTCGGCAGCGAGCAACAGATCCTGGACATAGCTATTGTCGGTATCACACTCCAGCGCATGCAGTTCCGCATGTTCGCCGCGTGTGACATGATGGCGCAGTTCGTCCACCGTCAGTTGAGCCAGCAGCTGTTGACGGAATGGCAGTTTGCATACCGCATAACGAGTGAACTCATCGCCGCTTTTGCTAATCCACAGGCCGTTTTCATACCGGCGACCAAACTCATCTGTGGCAGCGCCGCCAGCGTCAGTGGTATGAGTGGTGGTTACCGGCACGGCATTCTGTTCCTCATCGCTGGTGGTCACCGGAGGGAGGGGAGTTTCACCCTGAGACGCGGCGCCGGGGATCACGTTCCAGGTGCGCTGGTCGTCGGCCAGGGTGTAGCGTTTGCAGAATTCGAAGCAGACGACACCTTCTTCCGGCAGATCGTCAACAATCGGCATGTCTGTGCGAATCGGTTTGCCGTAGTCTTTACCGCGACCGGTTTCGATGCCTGCATCTTCCAGCGCGACATCCAGCATCAGCGCGGCGCGTGATTTAGTCGCGGCGGTAAACCAGATATAAGCGTCAGGCTTTCCTGATTTCTGCGTTGCCGGAATTAAGTGAGAATATTCCATGTCAGATCCTCATTTTGGATGTAATATCCCAAGCGGCTATTCAAACCGCCTGAGGTTATTTAGCTAAAGTCCGGTTCGCTTTGGTCGGTGGTACCGGACGGGGAGGCCCACCTTGTGTGGGCTTTCGCTTAATGGATGGTTTTAAAAATACGGCCCGCAAATTCCTGCTTATAGTTGCGGTAATCGCCAAACCCGGCTTTATCACCGGTGGTGATGTTGGCTGACAGAAGGGAAAGCTCAGTTACGGCGCAGTGCGGGCAGTCGAACTCGCCGAGGATGTAACCGCCATCAAGGACGACAGTGGTTGCGCCGTTTGAGGTGGAATGGATAACGCCAGAGAATTTTTCATCGCAGTTGAACAGCGCGATCTCTTTGTTAATTGCCTTGATGTTTAAATTAACGGTAATAACTTTCATAATTTCCGGTTTCCTGAATTTAGGTTGTAAGAATCCCTGCCCAAATAACGGGCGTTTCGTTTGTTGCGATATTTCAGATAATTTAATTAGGCTTCGTGAGCCATCTGGTCGTGCGAGGCGCAGCGCTCAGAGCAGTACTCTTTTTCTTTCCGCGCCAGCCGATTACCCTGAAGGAATATCAGCTCGCTTTTTACCGGCTCGCCTTCAACTGGCTTGCCGCAATAACCGCATTTGGTCTGCATATTCACTCCTCAGAACTTAACCGTGGTTTCCGCTGGTACTTCTTCGCTGCGGACGATCTGTTCTACCGGGTAGCAATTCCCCGAAACCTTCTGGTCAATGGCGGCCTGCTCGCATTGCTGCTGAGTGTCATAGACATCGAGAACCACATCCTGGAATTCACCATTGGTCATGCCGATGGTCAGGACGAGTGCGAATAAAGTCCCCATCAATGCATCCCCGTTCCGGCGGGAACCAGATGCGGCTCCAGGCTGCGGGAGGCGTACGGGCGGCGAATGTGACGCAGGTTGCCCTGCGGTTCATGCCAGTAGATGCCTTCGATGTAGTTAAAAGAGACCAGCCATGCTGCGCCGGTACGCTGGTTGCGCATAGGAACGGCACAACCGCTGTTGGGTACTGCTGGGTTAGCTTTCATCTCAATCCCCTCATTTGCCCTTGTCGCCTAATAGTCGTTGTTGATCTTTTCTTTCAAAATTAACGACCAGTCTTCAGGTTCAGCACTAAAGTGCTCGACTAAGTTTTCTACAGCGAACTTATCTTCCGGGCAGCTCAGGCAGCGCAAAAACAGCTCGAGGTGTTTTTTACGAATTTGCCACTGTTTAGCCTCTGCCAGTTCATGTGCGCAAAGCTGGGATGCGGCTATTGAATTTTTCACTGCAACTTGGCGGCAGCAGAGCTTGTACTCCGCAATCAGCTCTTTAAGGGCCTCGGCTGATAACTCAGTTTTGAATTCGTCATTTTCAGAGAAATACCCCCCCTTATGCTCGCCTATCTTCATTTTGTTCGGACCGGTCATATAAACCCCTCTCGTTTGCCCTTGTCGCCAGGCTGGCGGAACGTTTCTTTAACCTGATGCGCGTTAATCACTCCACCTCATCCAACTATTCGTATGCCGTCGGCGGCTACTTCGTGGGCTCCATGCCTGGGTGGTTCGTGGTGCGTCTTGGTGAGTTAGATTAAATCACTGGTTTATATCTGTGTCAACTCAAGGTTAATGACAATTGTAAATCTGAGGTTTATATAGATGGTTTTTGTGACGTGTCTGCCTAATCGAAGGCAAAAAAAAATCCCGACGCTAAGGTCGGGATGGGGGGGCTGGGCGTTAGTTTGGCGGAGGAGCTGGTGGGTAAGGGTATAAAAACCCGGCGCGGTGGCCGGGTTAAATGGTTACTGTTGCTGCCTTAAAGGCGAATTAGGTCTTCTTCTGAGTGTCCCACAATGGTTCCTCGATAAGAGTGAATCGTGGTTTACCAGAGCCAACAGTTTTTTTGATAAATTTCGCTGATGCCAATGAACCTAAATGTTTGTTGATTACGCTAGGGTCAGAAAAGGCATTATCGATTTTAGCGGTTTTAATATCAGTGTCACCTAGGATAATAAATTCACATTGCCGTTTGTTAGGAAGAGTACCTAAAAAATAAACGTCTTCTGTGACGCTCTCCAACTTGATATTATCGCTGCTGAGTTTAGCTAAAGCATTTTCAAGCTGTATAGTATCATTGAATTTTAATGTGAAATCGTTGTTTTTTAAGGTGAAAACTGTCTTGTTTTCTTTTAAGTAGCTAATAAAGTTTCTTATTTTCTCTAATGCACGGGCGTCAAAATCATCTAACGCTTCGGATAACCGGTCATCATCGTTATCTATGCTGGACTTCAGGATTTTCTGTGTCTTATCTAAAGCCAATGAGACTGGGGTTGGCTCGTCAAAAGGAAGCGGAGAATCTGGTCTAAACTCTTCGAGTACAAAGCCAAAAGATCCCCTTGCGGATGATGTAATCATCAGATGGTTATTTTCAATATTTGGTATTTTGCCTGCAATTGGCAATGGGCCATTAAATGCACTTGCAACGTAAGCAATCGCATCATTGAAAAAGGCTATAGCTTTTGAACCAAAAGAGGCTGAAATACCATGTGTACCCATTACAGGTGGCCCTTTAAAAGTCAGAACTGCATGAGTTGGCTCATGGTTCAAAGGGGAGGCATCATGCAGAACTCTTTCGACCTTATGGAGTCTGGCTTCTAAACTTTTCCTGCTAATAGAAGGACCATCGGGAAGTTGTTTTAGCAATTTTCCCAACTGCTCCCGTTCACTGAGAGCGAAGATATAATCAGAACGATTCATTGCTTGCCTCCTCAGTTGAACTTGCGTTAAGTATAGCCATGGCTGCTAAATCAAGTTGTGGGTTAAGTGGTATCTGTATGAAACCCTTCCAAGAAAAATCTCTTTTATGTGCCCACATACTGTACCAATATACAGTTCTTTGGACAAGGTAGGACCCAGGAGCGTCTAACCCTTCGAAGTACGAATCCACTAAGTATGATGTTTTGACATGGTCATGATCAAAAAGTGAGGGGTTTCGACTCATGACAATAGCATCATTGTCACCCTCACAAAACTGGAAAAAGGTAACAACATCAACGTCGTTAGGCGAGCGTTTCTCAATCAATTCAATGTTTTCTGTAAAGCTACCATCTACCCATTGAAAGCCATGAACAATCCCTGCATTGGATAGTTCCATTCTAAACATAAGAAACCCTTTGAGAATTTTAATTCTCGCTGGGCTTAGTGCGAACATGCTGACAAAGCGAAGAATGTCCATTTCATAGGGAGACCTGACGTAGCTAGTTGGATCTGACTCGTCAATCGGTGGGATGATCCCCATGTCATTCCATAAAGGAGTAGAAAGCGTAGTCAAAGTAAGTCCTTATAAATAAATAATTTATAATGCTTTGATTATTTTTATATTGCTTAATTTCGTTAATAAGAGCGTATGTTTTGCTGGACTTAAAGTTTACCCTTCCTGCGAACGGATCCGCCCCTTCATGTACCGCTCATACAACTCATCCAGCTCCTTCAGGCGGATCGCGAAGATGCGGAGCATGTTCTGTTGCTCTTCTTCTGGCAACTGGCGGTAGAGCTCGAGCAGGCGCTGTTCGTCCGGCTTGAGTCCGTCTTTCTCACCAACGTCCTCACCGAGTAACCAGGCGACAGAAATGCCTACAGCGTCGGCTATGGCCAGTGCCGATTTCTTACTAATCACGCCTTTTTTGAACCAGCCGTTTACGGCTTGAGGGGTGACTCCAGCTATTCGTGCCATGTCTGCTTTGGTAACGCCGCGATCAGTGATCTCAGTAAGGCGCTCTACCAGAACGAGGTTGGGTTCTTCTTTTCTCATAGGGTCATTGTAAATATTTGGTTTATACACACAATAAATTCAAGGTTTGCATGAAGTATAAATCTGTGGTTTACTTCTGCTATCAATAAGCAGGAGAAGCACATGTCCGCACTCGATAAAGCAATTAAAGCCGCTGGCTCAGCCAGAAAGCTCAGTATCGCGCTTGGTGTGACGAGTATGTCTGTAAGTCATTGGAAGAATCGTGACCACGGGATCGTCCCGCCAAGCTATATCTTCCCGATTTTCAAAATGACAGGCGTAACCCCCCACGAGCTGCGCCCTGATCTCTACCCAAATCCCACTGACGGTTTACCAAAGTAGGAGTGTTAACAATGCAAACACAATTTTTTCAACAGAATAACAGAGCGCCGGCAGAGCGCCTGATATTCCAATATCACCAAAACGAGGAATCGGGTGGTAGCGTTGCTCACCGTAATTTATGCGCAGCAGTCCGCGCCTGGGCAGCTGCGGAAGGGCGCCTGGTCGTTGCGCTGCAAATCAAGGAAGTGGCGGAAGAGATGGCGCTTGAAGGGATAGATCTCAACGTTCAGCCAGAGGTTTGGAACGTGAAGATGTTTCGTTGGTTAGACAACAAGGAGAAGTCAGCGACATACCAAGCGAACGTCGAATTGCTGGCGCCAGCGATTCTATCCGCATTGCCACTGGCGTATCGCGATCGCGTTGTTCAGCTCGATGATGTTGCGCTTCGAATCGCAAAAACAGTGAAGGAGGACGCCGAGGCTATTCAGGCTGTCATGCTCAAAGCGCCAAAGCAGGTTCGTCTGAAGGAGATCAGCGAAAAGATTGTCGCCAGCTTCTACCTGGACGGCCCGGACTCTGTGGCGCCATTGATGGCCATGGTAACGACGATGCTGGGTGGTGCGCTATGACAGATTCAGAAAAGGCGAAAGCCACTCTGCTCGAACAGAAGTGGCCTTCAGTTGCAACTAACGTCAGCCAATTGCGGAGATAAGTATGTCAAATACCGCTGAAATATTCAAATTCCCCACGCAAGAGGGGAAACAGGAGAGTCGCATGGCTGAACTGGAGAATGGCTATCTGCGCTTAGCCAACCAGATTCAGGATGCCCTGTGTATCGTGGAGCTATCCGGGCGCGAGTTCCGGGTGCTCAATGCTATCGTTCGTCTGACCTATGGCTGGTCAAAAAAACTGACCGGATCGCCAATAGTCTCATTGCAGACAAAACGACGCTGAAGGTAAAGCATGTATCTGAAGCCGTGCTGAGCCTCGCCTATCGGAACATCATCATCCTGCGCCGCATTGGGCAAACCAGATACATCGGGATTAATACCAGCCTGGATAAATGGGCTTACACCAAGCCAAATTGCATGAAGTGTCCTGCAGCGTTTCCGCCTGCTGAGGTTGCCACATGGGTTATCTCGATCCCTGAAGTCAGTCTTTACAATCCCCAGAAAAAGGGATGGTTATCCCTGAAAACAGGGACAGTTATCCCTGAAAACGGGGATGGTAAAAATACTCCTCAAACCATCCCTGAAAACGGGGATGGTTATCCCCGAAAACAGGGAAAGGTATCCCTGAAAACAGGGAACACCAAAGACATTCTTCCAAAGACAAATATAAATACAGATCTAACCCCCTCTAATCCCCCAAGGGGGAAAGTGAAGTTTGACCCGCTGAGCATCCCGGTTCCTGAATGGCTGGATGCGTCGTCCTGGAGTGAGTGGGTCGCCTATCGCCAGCAGTCTGGCAAAGCCATTAAAACCGAGTTGACTGTCACCAAGGCGTTCAGCCTGCTGAAACAGTGTCTGGACGAAGGTCACGATCCGGTGGCCGTAATCAACGCCAGTATCGCCAACGGGTACCAGGGACTGTTCAAGCCGAAATTCGGACTGAGCAGCCGTAATTCGGGCCGGGATGTGAATCACATATCCCAGCCGGACAAGAAAATTCCAACGGGTTTCAGGGGTGCAAAATGAAAAGCGTCATCGGAACTGGAAGTGCGCTTGAGCGCCTGAAGAAGTTCATCCCGGCCAGCGTACAGCCGAAATTTAACAGCGTCGAAGAGTGGCAGGCATGGCAGGAAGCTGAGGGCCGCAAGCGTTCTGAGGAGATCGACAAGCAGAATCAGCGTGCACGCTCGGAGAAGATTTTTGGTCGTGCTGGCATTCAGGCTCTGCACCGCAGCTGCTCGTTTGCGAACTATCAGGTGTCGAGCCCGGAGCAGCGCCAGGCGTACAGCATGGCGAAGAGCTACGCGCAGAACTTTGGCGGCGGCGGATTCGCAAGCTTCGTCTTCAGCGGCGCGCCGGGGACCGGAAAGAATCATCTGGCGGCGGCGATCGGTAATTTCCTGCTGGCAGCTGGCCACTCCGTTCTGGTGGTGACCATCCCTGACCTGATGCTCCGCGTCCGCGAATGCTACGACGACGGCCAGTCCGAATCATCACTGCTGAACGACCTCTGCAACGTCGATCTGCTGGTGCTGGACGAAGTTGGGATACAGCGTGGTTCCAGCGGCGAGAAGGTGATCATCAATCAGGTAATCGACCGCCGGCTCTCCTCCATGAAGCCTGTTGGCATCCTGAGCAACCTGAACTACGACGAGCTGGTTGCCACACTCGGTGCGCGGGTCGTAGACCGCCTCCGGATGGACTCGGGCGTCTGGGTCAATTTCGACTGGGCCAGCTACCGCGGGAAAGTGTCACACATGCGTGCCGTGGGTGGCAAAGGGGCTGCAGATGGCAAGTAACAATCTCTGGACAATCATCCGCGCCATCCAGCACGGCGGCGAAATCACCCCACGGCAGGTTCGCCAGCTGCTGGGCTGCGACAGCAAAAAGGCCTGTCGCCTGCTGGAACATCTCGTCTCTGCTGGTGCTGTGAGGAACATCGGCCAGCCCCGCCACCCGGTCTACGTCATGCAGCCGGGCGGAGAGTTGCGCATTAAGCCACTGTCGGTGGCGCGCCAGCGGCCCAGCATTGCAGACGTTTGCCGCCAGAACTGGCAGGGCTATCAGATCCACAAAATTATCGGGAGCGCACGGGCATGAGTGATTCACTGAACAACAAAGAGCTGGTGGCCGTTGGTCATCAATTCGCGAAGGCGATGAGCAGCGACACGGCGATCATAGACATAGCGAAGATTGTTTCGCGCCTGGCCGAACGTCTGGACTGCACCACTGCGGCGCTACGCGAGATGACGAAGCAGCGGGATGCGCTGGCGGCCATGCAGCAGCAGGGCATCAGGAAAGCGCTGGATGAATGCTCTGAGTATCTCGACAGGGACTGCATCATGGAGACTAACGGCATCAGCTACGAAGATGCTGCTCAACGAGAAGTCGGTGCAATGGCTCTTCATGATGCGTTACTTCGTCAAGGAGCAGCCTAATGACCCCTATCGAAAGGTGCTGAACAAGGACCCGGCCGACCCTGATAAGTGTATTTGTCAGCAGAGAAGACATGCGGAGACTGCGCGCATATCAGGTGCTACAAGGCAATTTCGGCCATACAGAATTTGATACCTGCTGCGGCTGTTCACCGTCCCGCGCTGTGTTTCACCACACCACTGTACCAATCTCAAAGGCGGTGCAGTATGACTAATAGGCCGCCAAATGTTGGCGTCGTACGCACTGCCGGTGTCAAAACAACCGCCAGCATGTTGCACAGAACTGATTGCTTTGACGTTTTCCCGACAATCGCTACTGGGTCGGTAGATTTGGCATGTGCTGACATTTCCTGCGGCACTACGGAGTGTTGCTGGAGCTTCGCTCATAAAATACCTAGAGCATGCCGCAACTTGCAACTTGAAAATATAACTTAACTGATGTAGTTAATCAGTTTCTGTCCCGAACGATGGCGCTTTGAATGTTAATGCTTATAGCAAGCGAGGTGAGTATGAGCAATGAAAGAAAGAATGATAAGCCCCTACCGGTGTTTAATAATGATGGTATAAATCCTGCTCCACCTAAAGCATATAGTAGGCCAGTTCCGCCACCTTCTCCGCCAAAGAAATCAAAATAGGGTTCTAAAGCTAAATGGAAGACTTAAGCACAGAATTATTTGATATTTTGAAATTTTTATTGCCTGGTTTTCTAACTGCCTGGATTTTTCATGCATTCACCTCTTATCCAAAGCCATCACAGTTTGAACGCATAGTTCAAGCTTTGATTTTTGTAGTTTTCATTGAGGCTATTGTACATTGCATAAAATTCATTCTCCTTTACATCGGAGAGAATTGGAGTTTAGGTCCGTGGACGCAATCAGTCAGCACTGCATGGGCCTATTTTGTGGCTGCATTGTTGGGATTTGTGTTTAGTTTATTTGCGAACAATGATCTATTTCACTCACTTATGAGATGGGCGAGGTTTACTAAACAATCTTCATATCATTGTGAATGGTTTGGAGCTTTTAACGCCAATCAGGTGCATGTAATCTTGCATCTTGAAGATGACAGAAGGGTTTTTGGGTGGCCACAAGAATGGCCTTCGCAGCCTGAAAAAGGGCATTTTCTTTTGAGAAATCCTTCATGGTTGAATGAAGAAGGTCAATATGTTGATATGCCAACTGTTAAATTCATGTTGCTAAAATCAACAGATATCAAATGGGTTGAATTTTTGCAGGATAATCCAGAGGTAGAATATGTCGAGAAAAGCACCGACGCCACCACCATATGTAATTCCACCAAGTAGAGACGGTGTCCGTGGTGGAAAAAACCCGCCACCTCCTACAGTTTACGAACGACCGGCAGCTCCCCCAACTCCTCCGCCGGGCAAAAAGTAATACTGATATTGTTTTTTGCAATGATCTTTGATTTGCCAGAATCACCTGTTAATAATACCAGGCCTAACCTGAACGACAAACAAATGCGCCAAGGGTAATACCATGGCGCAGTTACAACTCATCAAGCAACCCTAGAAATCCTCTCTCTCCGTTCGCTGAGACGCTGACCCTAGTCGAAGATGTGCAAACAGCTGGAGCAGGTCACCTAATACACCATACATACGATATTGAATCTCTTTTTCGGCACAGCCAAGGCCTCCGAGGAGGCCTTTCTCGGTTGCTGGCAGCCAGAATAGTCGCTCCCAAAAAACATGATCATTATTAGCGATCGATTTAGTTATATTGCTCTATAAAATCGATTAGATAATAGCCGTAGCGCGGCAACGAATTAGCGACACTCACACAGTGTGTCATTTCGACAATATACCCTCAAGCGCAGGGCAGTCCTCTTTTGGGACGGCTCGAACATTTTCTAATCAGATATGCATCCCAGTACTTTCTGCCTCGAGGAAGTGATAAGAATAACGGCCAACAGCACTCTTAATTAGAGGTAAAATCCTTTTTTATCAATGACATGAATGCGCTCTCGCATACGTGCTCTTCACGTACATACTTAACCCAAACGGATATTTACTGTTTATATATACAGTGTTTTGTTGTATGGTTTAAGTACTGCAGGAAAAAATGAATTTTTCTTCCGGCGAACCTATTAGGAAATTTGCACCATTTGTTATTTTGGCTCTGTGGAATGGAGTTCTCCCGGCCGGGAGAGTGTATTTGTGGATAGCAAAGTGAGGAGGTTGATGTGAAAGAAAAGCAGGAGCAGGGTGACTGGTACGACATTATCAGGCGTTCAGACGGCAAGCTTATTGGATCCATGCTGTTTGAGGGCCGATGTCTCGTATACACCAAAAATGGGATGGTATCGTGCCGCCCGCTGCTGGAGGATGAAGGGATTTTTAATCTTTCTTCCGGAACCCGTTTTCTTCGCCGCCTCGGCTACCACGTCAATCAACCCTCTGATATTATGATATCAACGGACTGAACACCCGTTGACCTGATGCGCCACGGAGAACACCATGGCGCAGTTACAACTCATCAAGAATTCTGCAGGAACCCTGATCCCCGCATCACCGGAGACCAGCGAATTACTGCAATCAAAAATCAAGCTCGGCGCCGTGTTGGTGGCCGACTTCAAACAGGTCCGTAACCCGGCCTTCCATCGTCGCTTCTTCGCTCTGCTGAATCTCGGCTTCGAATACTGGGAGCCAACCGGCGGCGCTATCTCCTCCAACGAGCGCAAGCTGGTTACCGGCTACGCGAAGTTCCTGGCCTCGATCGGTGGTAGCGAAGCTGCGCTGCTGGATGCTGCTGAGCAGTATCTCGAACGCATCGCCGATAAGCGCACTGGCAGCATCAGCGCCTGCAAATCCTTCGACGCTTATCGCGCCTGGGTCACCATCGAATCCGGGCATTACGACGGCATCCAGCTGCCTGACGGCACTCTCCGGAAACATCCCCGCAGTATCGCTTTCGCAAGCATGGACGAGACCGAGTTTCAGCAGCTCTACAAAGCAGCGCTCGATGTCCTGTGGCGCTGGATATTGTCGCGCGCATTCAGGGACCAGCGCGAGGCCGAGAACGCCGCCGCGCAGCTGCTGAGCTTCGGAGGCTGACCAGATGGCTAAATCATGGTTCCACTACACCGAATGCACAACCGAGCAGGCCGATGAGCTTCAGCGGCAGTACCAGCGGCGCGGGGTAGCCGTAACGCGCAGCCTTAATCGTGATTACCTCACCTGGACCGTCAGCGTTGAGCGGCAGGAGGTGAAGTACCTCGAGCCCACGCCGCGTACGTTCCGCCAAAAGGTCTGGGGGTGAGCATGGCTGATTTACGCAAAGCGGCCCGCGGCCGCGAATGTCAGGTGCGGATCCCCGGCGTGTGCAATGGCAATCCTGAAACATCCGTTCTGGCGCATATTCGCCTGGCTGGACTGTGCGGTACCGGCATAAAGCCGCCTGACCTGATCGCCACCATCGCATGCAGCAGCTGCCACGACGAAATAGACCGACGCACCCGCCTGGTGGATGCGGAATATGCAAAGGAGTGCGCGCTGGAAGGCATGGCCCGCACGCAGGTTATCTGGCTGAAAGAGGAACTGGTGAAGGCATGAAGACTTACAACATCACGCTGCCGTGGCCGCCGAGCAATAACCGCTATTACCGGCACAACCGCGGGCGCACGCATATCAGCACCGAAGGGCAGACCTACCGCGACCGCGTCGCCCAAATCATCAAAGACGAGATGCTGGATATAGGAATCACCGCGGCGGTAAAGATCCGCATTGAATGCCACATGCCTGACCGCCGCCGCCGGGACCTGGACAACCTGCAGAAGGCTGCATTCGACGCGCTGACCAAAGCTGGGTTCTGGCAGGACGACCAGCAGGTTGACGATTACCGCGTAAAACGGATGCCGATCGTCAAGGGCGGCAAACTGGAATTGACCATTACCGAGCTGGAGCCAGCATGAAACCAGAACTGATCGAATCGCTTCGCATGCGCTGGCTGCGCCTCCGCATTTATCGCCGCCCGGGTACGGTGCTGGTGGACTATCGCATCCTTCGTAACTTTATTCGCATATACCTGATGGCAGGAGCCGCAGCATGAACCTCGAAAACACCGTGAAATACCACTTCGCTAAGTCCACGATGATCAGCGACTCCCCGCGCGCCACATCATCAGATGCGCTGACCGGTACAGATATCATGGCTGCCATGGGCATGACGCAGGAACGCGCCGCCATGGGGTACAGCGCTTTCCTCGGAAAGATGGGGATCAGCAATAACGACAGGGAGCGGGCGATCGCGCTGTTGGCCGATTACGCGCTGAGCAAATGCGACAAGGTCGCCGCGCTGCGCAAGCTGGATGCCGCGGTTAAGCCACTGGTGATGCGCCAGCTGGCCGCGTTCGCCTTTGAAGATTACTCGCGCAGCGCCGCCAGCGTGAAGCAATGCGATTGCTGCGCGGGGCAGGGGTTTATCCAGGCCGACGTATTCACCAATAAATACCGCAAGCCGGAAGGCAAGATGACCGTGGCTGGAATGGTGAAGGTCAAAGAGTCTGCCAGGGTGCTCTGCAAAAAATGCAATGGAACAGGCCAGGTCAGCGCGGCATGCAGCGACTGCCGCGGACGCGGAAAAGCGGTAAGCAAAGAACTGACCGATCAGCAGGGTGTTCCGGTTCTGGCCGACTGCAAGCGTTGTGGCGGGAGAGGGTACGAGCGGATCCCTTCAACAGAGGCATACGCGGCCATCTTCCTGATCACTGATGCGATTAGCCTGGATACCTGGAAGAAATCGGTTAAGCCATTTTACGACCTGCTGATTACGAAATTCGATATCGAAGAAGCCTGGGCCGAAGCGCAACTGAAACAGATAACGCGATAGCACTCCCGGAAATAGCTTACGTTTCAAGCGTGAGCTATTTACTTTTCCCGAATCTGTGTTAATTTCTTTCTAACGATGGGTTTTGTATGTCCAGAGTTAAAAATTATGAACCTCGCTACAGCGGGGTTTTTTATTAATATGAAAGATGTAAATAAAATGTATCTTTTAAGATGTAAGCCACGTACAGTGCGCGGGTGGTGAATCCCCCTAAGCGGTGGGGCGGCTAGGCGAAACGAGTCGGGTTTATAGAACGCGGTTCTGTGGTCTAGCGCAGGGTCACCGGGAGGCACCCGGCACCACATCCTCAGTATCATCAATATTTAAGGCTACCTATTGGCGGCCTTTTGATGTACACGATTCTGACATACATAGCACCGCCGGTCTTTTTTGTTCGTACTAAATAAATAAACAAATAAAGTTAGCTTTATTGAAGGAAGGCGATTAGGCTGCGCCTGTGGTGAATCCCCCTAAGCGGTGGGGCGACTAGACTGGGAGGTGAATGACGCGATTCTGTGGTCTAGCATAGAGTCACCGGGAGGCACCCGGCACTACAGTCCCATTACTACAGATTTCTAAGGCTGCCGATTGGTGGCCTTTTTGTTTTCCATGACCCAGGCCAGCAGAGCACCGTAGGTCTTTTTGTTCATACTGAATAAATATACAGATAAAAATAGCTTTATGGCAGGAAGAAGACTAGGCTGTGACCGTGATGAATCCCCCTATGCGGCGGGGCGACTAGACTGGCAGGTGAGTAGAACGCGGTTCTGTGGTCTGGCGCAGAGTCACCGGGAGGCACCCGGCATCACACCCACTTATGCACTTCTTTGTCCGGCCCTGATGTAAGTTATGTGGCGCACAGCAAGCCTGGATTCCGGTTTACATATCAGATAATGTCATCTTGATGAGTTCTGTCAGAGCTTGCAGAGGACAATGATTATGGAAGAAGGATTTTACTGGATACAGCACAACGGCAGGGTGCAAGTTGCCTACTACACCCACGGCGAAACCGAAGACCTTGAAACGGGCCAAACCATAACGGGTATCTGGCATCTGACTCAGGGTGATGATATCTGCGATAACGGAGAGGCAGAGATTTTAGCAGGACCGTTAACACCGCCACATATTTGAAATAGATGCCGGTGCGCTTCAATATATGGTATAGACTGATGAGTGGTGAATCCCCCTATGCGGTGGGGCAATCCAGTTGACGTTGTAAATATGCTTGCGGCTCGTATAACTGGTAACGAGTCACCGGGAGGCACCCGGCACTTATCTTAGTATCCATACCTGATTTTAAATTTTGCCTGCTTGTAAAAGCAGGCTTTTTTATATGCGCTTCGTTAGTGGTGCTATTATTTAATCGTAACCAAGCCATAACCATTAACCGGAGCTCCTGACCGGTCAGTAATGCTGCTCGACACAGTTGCAATACGGATGGTGGCTGGGGAACATGCCTACCTACTTAGATTTAAACTCAGTTCGGCCCGCTGAAAATGCGGGCCTTTTTTTATCTCATGCTCACGGAACCCCCATCAAAGGTCTTGTCATTAATTCATCCGGAGAGCCTGAGCCCTACCCACATAACACCCGCATCCAAGCGAGGTGAGAGAAATGTCCCGTATGAGCAAACTTGTCACCGGAGTCGCCCTCGGCACCTCTGGAGGAACCATCCTGAACGGCGTCCTCACAAAACTGAGCCCTGACGAATGGAGCGCCATCGGCGTACTGGCAGGTATTGCCGGGATAATCGTTACCGGACTCATTAACTGGTATTTCAAACGCAAGGTCGCTAATGCGCAAGTTAAGGCGCTGGAGAAATACGGACCTGCAGTCAAAGTTGGAGAAGATTAAATGCCAATGACCAGTAGCCTGCGTAACAAACTCATCGCCGCTGCTGGTGGCGGTGCAATGCTGATCGCCTCGCTGTTTCTCGGTGGGCAAGATGGCGTAGAAGGGCGGAAATACGAAGCATATAAAGACGTCGCCGGGGTATGGACTGTCTGCGATGGACACACGGGCCGGGATATCGTGAGAGGGAAAAAGTATACCGATCGTGAATGTGACCAGCTGCTGTGGGCAGACCTCCAGCCAGCCAAGCGTACGGTCGATAAGCTGGTCAAGGTGCCACTGGGCGAATATCAGCGCGCTGCACTTTACAGCTTTGTTTTTAACGTTGGTTCAGACGCGTTCTCGAAGTCCACGCTGCTGCGCAAACTGAACAAAGGTGATCACGACGGCGCGTGCGAAGAGATGCGGCGCTGGGTTTACGCTGGCGGTATGGAGTGGAAAGGCCTCCAGAACCGTCGAGAGATGGAGCGAGCCATGTGCCTGGCGGAGAGCAGCAATGACCTTTGATTTGAAGCCTTTGCTTTGGCTGGTTGTACTGATGGTATTCGGTGGGCTTGCGTTCTGGTTCTCCGGCAAAGCTGAAGATGAACGTCAGCGCGCCGACACTGCCGAACATAACCTAAAGCTTGCGAAAGACACTATAAGCGATATGCAGAAGCGCCAGCGCGACGCCGCAGCTCTTGATGCGAAATATACCAAGGAACTGGCAGATGCCCGGGAAAATATCGATCAGCTTAAACGTGATGTTGCTACTGGTAAGCGCCGGTTGCAGCTCAACGCCAACTGTCCTGCGGACGGAGCGCCTTCAACCCGCAGCCTGGGCGATGCTACCGGCCCCCGACTTACAGACTCCGCTGAACGGGATTATTTCACCCTCAGAGAGCGAATCAACACAGTAACAAAGCAGGTGGGTTACCTGCAGGAATACATCGTTACGCAGTGCCTGAAGTAATAATTCTATGCAAAGCACATAAAAGAAAACCCTTATGAGCAGGAAATCCTGGCTGCTTATAAGGGCATGCAAATGCATATCGTTAGCCTACCAACATAATTGCGTTGTCAGATAATCGGTATGGGAGAAGTCCTGGAAGCGAAGCGCTATCTGTATGGAGAGAAAAGTTAAGTTACAGATTAAGCATAAAAAAATTGCCCTCTTCTTGAGGGCAAACGAGTCATACGTACTTTTCGTTCTTTTGATTTAACTGCACACGTGGTATCAGTGCTATCTCCTTCAGGAGATCCCTCTGGTGTTGTGGGAGTCCTGCCTCTCACTTCTATTAAGGCTGGCAAATAAGCCTGTAACAACAAGCGCAAACCTCTGTCTTTAAGATTAGTCTCAGGCGCAGTCATCTGAATCTTGAACTGCCATAACAAACTAAGCCGCCGGAAAGAGCTGGTAGCTTTTCTAGTGTCATGACCATGGATAGTCCCATCATAATGGCTAAGCAAGAGGCAGGCCTGGTAAAACGCGTTACTTTGAAGTGAATGCCGGGCAGCTGACACCACCCGGCCTGTGCTTACTACTGCAGTTCCTTTTCTTTTAGCTGTTCAACGTAAAAGTCATAACGTTTAAGGAACCACAGCCGGCAGTCTTCATCCATGTTGCCGGTAATAGCATCCGTGCAGAGGTGTCGGCCTTGCAAACGCATCCGGGCAAAGCTACTGGCAAGAAAATCTAAATCCCGGGAAGACACGACACCCTTCTCACTTACTAACTGCATACATTCCTCCTCTGTTAGACCAACAAAAAGAAAAATGCGTCTGTTACAAGTATGGCTCAAAAAATCGTATGCGCGATAATCCCGGCCGCAGAAGTCAAATTGAAACTATCACCAAAAAACTGAAGGGGCTGCAGGAATGTGTGCAGACTCAGTGCTTGAAACAACATCAATCGCCTTCGGTCGTTGTTCCATTAAAAATAAAGCCGCAACCGACGCTATCCGCAACGCGCTGATGCCATGCAGTCTTTTGCATCGCGAAGCTCGCTAACAGCAGGCGTATCCATGCGATTAACAATACTTGACGACGATCAGGGGTGGAAGAATAAATTCAAGGCGTGAGCTCTAACGAATTTGTCTTGAAAGTGAAGAAGTGAAGCATTGCTTCACCGTAGATGATGAAAAAGGCGAAGTGGTAGAGGTTGTGGCAGACGAACGAGGCTGCATGATAGCCCTAAACAGAGAGGTCAAGCGGCGTGCAGGGCACAGTAAAGCTACCATAGGGTATATTAATGATACTTGATAAGGCCCTTTCAGTAAGGGCCTTATCATTATCTATTAAGCTGATTTTGGAGCATGAGTGAGTACCGAAGCGATTTCTTCAACATCAAGTTCGAAGTTTCGATGAACGGCATCATATTTTTTATATACCTGCAACATTTCAGTGTATTGCTCCGCTGTTTCTGAGTGTGTGTTGTTAATAGGTTCCTTCTGTTCAACGAATTTGTTCATTTTCAAAAAGGCTTCAACGATAGAGAAGTATGTTGCTTCGTTGTTTCCATCGAACCCTGGTATCTGAACTGCATTACCCTCTATGCGCAGATCATACTGTTCTACTAAATTGCGCTGGGTTGGCTGTGGTAGCTTTCTAAGTGCAGCTGATAAGCCACGATACATATTTAAAACTTCAATAACAAAATCACGATCCTGCTTGGGTGATTCCTCTTCATTCAATGACGAGTATTCAGCGTTAAGCATCCATAAGTTGCCGGAAGTGATCGCATGCTTAACTAAATCTGTATCGATCTGAGATTCAATGCCAAGGTGTTTAATTATGTCACATAGTAGTATCGTGTTGATTTTATTCTGAATATCCATGATAAAGCGCCTTATGTTTATAGGTTTTTAGGGAGGCATCACTGACATCATATGTTGTCAATGTTCTCGCTCAACTCTAATGACTTTGTGTTTTACGTCGCAAGTGTTCTACCTAAACAATTTTGCATCAAGCTACCGACATTGACTGGTGCTTTGGCTGCCATCCCAATGCCTTCCGCTGGTGGGCATCGTAATGGCTCTTACCCAGGATAAAGAACATGGCAAAACCGGACTGGGGCGAGTGTCAGCAGCGGTTCCTGTCCGATCATGCCGCAACTGGCGTATCACCGAAGGAATGGTGTAAAGCGCAGGGACTGAACTATGCGACCGCCCGCCGATACATCAAAAAACCTTCAGCGCAAATTGCGCAAAAATCCGCGCAGAAAAAAATGCGCAGTGCGCAAATAGAAAAATGCGCAGACGAGTTGGTGGATAATGATGGCTTAATGGCCCAGCAAAGACTTTTCGTAGCTGAATACCTTAAGGATGGCAATGCCACGCAGGCAGCCATCCGGGCGGGGTACAGCAAAAAGACAGCTGAGCAAATTGGCTATCAACTCCTTAAGAAAACTTCAGTTGCGCAGGCTATTGCGCAGCAGCAAAAAGCCTCTCTTGTGCGAACACTCGCCAGTGCTGATGAGGTGCTTGCTCAGATGTGGCAGCTTGCCACTTTCGATGCAAACGAGCTTTCCCAATATCGCCGGGGATCCTGCCGCTACTGTCATGGCTTCGGCCATAACTATCAGTGGCGTGACATGGTGGAGTTTGAAGAGCATCGGCTAAATGCGATTGAGAAAAAGGGTAAAGAGCCAGTAGACGTCGGCGGTTACGGCTATGACCACAATCGGGAACCTAACCCGGCATGCCCGCGCTGCAATGGTGACGGCATTGGCCAGCCGTATTTCGCTGATACCCGTAAATTACCGCCTGTCTCCCGCCTGGCTTACTCTGGCATCAAGCTCGGCAAGAACGGCGTTGAGATCACCGCCATCAGCCGGGAGCGGATGTATGAAGCCGTGATGAAGCGGCTTGGCCTGGCGGACAGCGAGTTTGCGCAGCAGCTGCAGCAGATCGAAATCGAGCGCCGCCAGCTTGAGGTGGAGAAACTCCGCAAAGAGCTGGCAGCCGATCCGGAAGACGAAGTACCGCTGCCCGTGGCAATCAACATTAACGTCGCGGATGCTCGCGTAAGGAAAGACGATGACGGGGATATCGCCGACCCTTAACGTACCGCAGGCGCAGTTTCTGGCGATGCCGCATAAATTCAAGGCCTATGTGGCGGGCTTCGGATCCGGTAAGACGTGGGTGGGCTGTGGCGGCATCTGCAAGGGGATGTGGGAACATCCCAAAATCAACCAAGGCTACTTCGCGCCAACTTATCCGCAGATCCGCGACATCTTCTACCCTACAGTGGAAGAGGTGGCGTTCGACTGGGGCCTCAAGGTCCAGATCAACGAGAGCAACAAAGAGGTTCATTTCTACGCCGGGCGGCAGTACCGGGGAACCACTATCTGCCGCTCGATGGAGAAGCCAGCCACCATTGTTGGCTTTAAAATCGGTAATGCGCTGGTGGATGAGCTCGACGTGATGCCCGCGCTCAAAGCGCAGCAGGCATGGCGGAAAATCATTGCCCGCATGCGCTATAAGGTCGCTGGCCTGCGCAACGGCATTGATGTCACCACCACGCCCGAAGGGTATAAGTTCGTTTACCAGCAGTTCGTTAAGGCAGTGCGCGATAAGCCTGAGCTGGCAACCTTGTATGGCCTGGTGCAGGCCTCCACGTTCGATAACGAAGCGAACCTGCCGGATGACTATATCCCGTCCTTGCTGGCGAGTTATCCGCCGGAGCTGATTAAGGCCTACCTGCGCGGGCATTTTACTAACCTGACCAGTGGTACCATTTACCACCAGTTCGATCGTAAGCTGAATAACTGCACCGACGAAGAGCAGCCGGGCGAGCCGCTGTTTATCGGCATGGACTTCAACGTCGGTAAGATGGCCGCCATCGTTCATGTGAAACGTGAAGGGTTGCCGCGAGCGGTGCGGGAGCTGGTGAAGGTCTATGACACTCCGGCGATGATCAAACGCATTCAGGAAGAGTTCTGGCGCTATGAGGGCGGCCGCTACGTTGCCAGCCGCCAGATCTACATATACCCGGACGCCTCCGGCGACAGCCGCAAATCCAACTGCGCCAGCCTGACCGATATCGCTCAGCTTAAAGAGGCGGGGTTCAGCGTCATGGTTAACGCTTCCAACCCGCCGGTGAAGGATCGTATCAACTCGATGAACGCCATGTTCTGCAATGCGCTGGGCGAACGCCGCTACCTGGTCAACGTCCAGCGCTGCCCGGTCTATACGGAAAGTCTTGAGCAGCAGGTATGGGATAAAAACGGCGAGCCGGACAAAAAGGCGGATAACGATCACCCCAACGATGGTGGCGGGTATTTCATTGTGAAGGATTACCCCATCGTTAAACCAGCATACTCAATCACCATGGATACCACCTTCTGATATGGCTAATAACGACATCACCTGGGTTCGTCCTGAACACCGGGCGGCCAGTGCTGCCTGGAAGAAAATCAGGGACTTCTGCAAAGGGGCGGAGGCGGTAAAAGATCCGGGCAACAACTATCTGCCTTTGCTCGACCCCACAGACAAGAGCTTACGCAACCGCAAGCGCAACGAAGACTATCTGCAGCGGGCGGTCTTCTATGCGATTACTGGTAATACCAAGATTGGCCTCCTCGGGCTGGCCTTCAGAAAGGATCCGACCTTTTCCGCGCCGGAGAAACTGAGCTATCTCCTGAAGAACGCCGACGGCGCTGGCACCAGCATTTACCAGCAGTCGCAGCTGGTGACCGAGAACGTGCTGGAGGTGGCCCGTGACGGGCTTTATGTCGATTACGCTGAGGGCAGTGGCCAGGCCATCATCCTGCGTTATCTGGCCGAGAACATCATCAACTGGCGCACGAAGCGTATCAACGGACGCGATCAACTGGTGCTGGTGGTGCTGCGGGAATGCGTGGAGAAGGAAGATGGTTATGCGTTCAAGGATGAGGTCCAGTATCGCGAGCTGGCGCTCGAAGAGGGGCGTTTCGTCTGTCGTGTGTGGCGTCGCAGCGGGGATGCCGGTTCCGGCGCGTTCGCTGTTACCAGCGAATACCAGCCAAAGCCCAAAGGCAAAGACAGCTGGGACGAAATCCCGTTCACCTTCGTCGGCGCGCAGAACAACGATCCTTCTATCGATGACTCTCCGCTGGCTGCGCTGGTGGAGATAAACCATGGACACTTCCGGAACAGCGCCGATTACGAAGACAGCGTGTGGTTCTCCGGCCAGGTTCAGCCGTACATGACGGGGCTGGATGAAGGATGGCGCGATCACCTGGAAAAGAAGGGGGTCAAAATCGGCTCCCGCTCGCCACTGCTTCTGCCCCGTGAGGGCAGCTTTGGTTATGCCCAGGCTCAGCCCAACATGCTGGCGAAAGAAGCGATGGACAGCAAGCGCGACTACATGGTGCAGCTGGGTGCGCGGCTCATTGAGCAGAACGCAGCGGTGAAGACTGCGACCCAGTCCAGCAGCGAGCAGACATCATCCACATCCGTGCTGGGTATCTGCGTGTCCAACGTATCAGAGGCCTACTCACTGGCCATCGGCTGGTGCGCGAAATATCTGGGCGTCGGCGAGCAGCAGGCGGCCTATGCGATCAACCAGGAGTTCATTGCTAAGGTCGCCGAGTCCGGCATGGTTACCGCTATTGTGAACGCCTGGCAGTCCGGTGCAATCCGCGACACTGATATGGTTCGTGCGCTGCAGAAGCTTGACCTCATCAATCCGGCAGACAGCCCCGACGATATTATTGACGAGCTGCACAACCCCAATCCCACCCTGATCGGCGGTAACAATGGCAACAGTAAATGAAAGGTTACGTGACGAAGCCATAGCCCACACCGTCTGGATCAGCCGCTACAGCACTGGCTTGGCAAACCGCATGGTGAAGCTGCTGAATGACAGTGACGCCGAACTCACCGCGCGCCTGCTGGTGGCGATGGACAGTCTGCCCACCAGTCAGTTTACCGTGGCCCGTCTCGAAAGTTTGCTTGGCAGCGTACGTGAGCTTAACCAGCAGGCCATCGCGGGCATGCAGACCAGCCTGGCGGATGAGCTTCTGCAACTGGCCGGGCACGAAGCGGGCTATCAGCTGAGCCTTTTTGATACGCTGCTGCCGCAGCGGGTGAAAGAGCGGTACCCGCTGCAGGGTATCACGCCTGAGCAGCTATACGCGGCAGCCATGGCCCAGCCCTTTCAAGGGCGGTTACTGAGCGAGTGGGCCGATAATCTGGAAGCCGACCGCATGGCACGCGTTGTTAATGCAGTGCGCCGCGGCTACCTGATGGGTGATACCACGGAGACCATTGCCCGGCAGGTGCGCGGGATCGCCAGCAAAGGCTATAAGGACGGGGCGCTGCAGGTCAGCCGGACCAATGCCACCAGCATTACCAAAACGGCTGTGAATCACCTGGCGGCCACGGCACGGACTAACTTTGCAGAGGCCAACAGCGATATCCTGAAGGGTAAGCAGTGGCTCTCCACGCTGGACAATAAAACCACGCCGACGTGCATCATTCGTGATCGCCTGCGTTACACCCTGAACAACAAACCGATTGGTCACAAGGTGCCTTACCTGCAGGGGCCGGGAAAAATTCACTTTTGCTGCCGTTCCACGGAGACGCTGATTACCAAATCATGGCGTGAGCTCGGGATCGACAGCGAAGAGCTGGATGAAGGCACCCGCGCCAGCATGGACGGGCAGGTGCCGGCGGATACCACCTATCTTGAATGGCTGGCCCGGCAGTCGCCGCAGCGACAGGATGAGATCCTCGGGCCGGAGCGGGCCGCGCTTTACCGCGCTGGCGAGGTAAAGTTCGGGGAGATGTTCACGGACAAAGGCGAATGGATAAGCCTGGCCCGACTGAAAGCGCTCAGTTGACCCCAAAACCTTTTTACACATGGCTGCCTCCGGGCGGCCTTTTTTATTGGGCTAGGCCCATAACATCCCAAGGGGAAACCATGTTAATCCGAAATATGCTCCTGAAATACTACGCACCTGAAGACGATGGCCAGGGCAGCGGGGGTGGCGGTACCGAAATCACCCCAGAAATTCAGAAGCTGATTGATGATCAGGTCGCAGCTCAGGTGACCGGCCTGAAAACCAAAAACTCTGAGCTGCTGGGTACGATCAAGCAGCAGAAAGACAACCTGTCCCGCTATGAAGGCATCGACCCTGATGCCGTGCGCGGCATCCTGCAGCGTTTTTCCGACGACGAAGAGGCAAAGCTGATCGCCGCCGGGAAAATTGACGAGGTGCTGGATAAACGCACCGAGCGCCTGCGCGCTGATGTCGATAAGCAGATCAAAGCGGCCAATGAACGCGCGGAAAAGGCCGAAGCCTTCTCCGGCAAGTTCCGGGATCGTGTACTGGGTGATGCCATCCGGGCGGCAGCGTCAAAAGCTGGCGCACTGGCGGAAGCATCCGATGACCTGATCCTGCGTGCCAGAGGCACATTCCAGCTCAACGACGAAGGCGAGGCCGTAGCAGTTGATGCGAATGGCGACGTTCTGTTCGGTAAGGACGGCAAAACCCCACTAAGCCCGCTTGAATGGGCGGAGTCGCTCAAGGAGACGGCACCGCACCTGTTCCCGCGTGCAGAAGGTACCGGTGCGGGTGGACACAAGCCAGGCGGTGGTGGCAGCCAGAAACGTTCAGAAATGAGCGCCAGCGAAAAGGCGGACTATATCCGCAAGCATGGCCAGCAGGCCTTCCTCAAACTCCCGAAATAAGAGACTTACTCAATGGCTACAACTGTTAATAACGATCTGGTCATCTATGACGATTTGGCACAGACCGCTTTCCTCGAGCGCCGCCAGGATAATCTGGAAGTGTTTAACACCTCTTCCAATGGTGCGATCCTGCTGGATAACGAGCTGATTGAAGGCGACTTCCGCAAGCGCGCTTTCTACAAGGTAGGTGGCTCCATCGAGTCGCGTGACGTGAACTCCATCGGCAAAGTGAACGGCAAAAAAATCGGTGCAGGCGAAGCGGTATCTGTTAAGGCGCCGTGGAAATACGGTCCGTACGAAACCACTGAAGAGGCATTCAAACGCCGTGGCCGCACGGTGGATGAGTTCTCCGAGGTGATCGGCGTTGATGTGGCTGATGCCACCCTGGAAGGCTACGTGAAATATGGCCTGAAGGCGCTAACGGCTGCAATCGGAGCGAATGCCGATATGGTTGTTACCGCCGATATCGAAACCGACGGAAAGAAAACCCTGACGCGCGGGCTGCGCAAATACGGCGACAAATTTAACCGCGTGGTGCTGTTCGTCATGCACTCCGCTACCTACTTCGACATCGTGGACGAGGCGATCGCCAGCAAGATCTACGAAGAAGCGGGCGTGGTGGTGTATGGCGGCCAGCCGGGTACGCTGGGTAAGCCGGTGCTGGTAACTGATACCATGGACGCTGCCGCTATTCTGGGGCTGGTGGCCGGTGCGGTGACCGTGACCGAATCGCAGGCGCCGGGCTTCCGCTCCTATGACATCAACGACCAGGAAAACCTCGCAGTTGGCTATCGCGCAGAAGGTACGGTCAACGTTGAACTGCTGGGCTACAGCTGGGATACGGCCAAAGGCGAGAATCCGGATCTGACTGCCATAGGCACAGCCGGTAACTGGAAGAAGCATTTCACCAGCAACAAGTCCACTGCGGGCGTGCTGATCAAGCTGGGAACCGCCCCGGGGGAGTAACACTGTCAGCGGATAAAACCTCCGCAACTGCTGACAGTACCGATGCGGTTACCTTTTCCCTGAAATATACCCGTAACGGCGCGGGCGTGACCGGAGCAGCTGTCGCCTGGTCGTCTACTGGCGGCACGCTGAGCACTGCGGGATCGCAGACCGGCTCTGCCGGTGGCGCTACGGTGAAACTCACCTCCGATACCGCAGGAACGTTCACCGTGACGGGTACAGTTGATGGAGTGTCGCAAACCAGTGAAGAAATCACTTTCACTGCCGCTGCCGAAGACTAACTGACGGGGCGCAAGCCTCGTTTCTTTGGGTGCAACGATGATCATTACCGATATCACTTCACCGGCCATGAACAGCTATGCAGGCGAGGGGGATTTGAAAGCCTTTGCCGATCTGCGCGATATCACGCTGCCGGAAAAGATCGCGCCATTGCTCATCCGGGCGATGGATTACCTTGAGGGGCTGGACTGGGCCGGCTGGCGAAGCGAACCAAAGCAGCCGCTGGCGTGGCCGCGCGCGGGCATCGAACTGGACGGATACGAACTGCCTGCCGGAGAGGTACCGCGTCAGGTTGTTACTGCGCAATGCATGCTGGCGGTCGAGGCGATGGATGGCGATCTGCTGGGCAGTGTGCGAGAAGCAGCTGTGAAGTCCGAGCGCGTGGAGGGTGCCGTAACCACGACCTATGCCGTCGCTGATGGTGAGGTGTTCAGACCTTCTTACCCGGCGGTGATGGCCCTGCTCGGCGATCTGGCGGGTGGTCGTGGCTATGCAGTAAATACTTTTGCGGAGCGTGCATAACATGCCTGTTAACTACACCCGCATGAGAACCACCAGCACGCGCCTGCTCACTGAAAACGGCGCGGCGTACCCGGTAAAGCGCAAGGGCGTCATGACGGTCACCGGCGGCGTTGAACATCGCGAGCCGGATAAGAGCTTCACTGCTATCGGCGTGCGGACTGAGTATAAACCCGGCGAAATTGACGGCACGGTCATCATAAACGGCGACACGCGCATTGTGTTTACTGCTGATACCGAGCTGCGCACCGGTGACATGGTGGATGTGGACGGCAAATGGTACCGCATTGAAAAGCCCAACCCGGTTAAGCCTGGCAAACTGCTGCTGTGCTACCGGGCCCAGCTGAGGGCATAGCATGTCAGATAACAAGGCGTTTATGGTGTCCATTAATGCGTTCGTTAGCCAGGCAAAGGAGCGACAGGAGGAAGTGGTGCGCGTGGTCGGCATCAAAATCCTGGCGCGGCTGGTGCAGATGTCGCCTGTCGGCAATCCAGAGCTGTGGGCAGTCAACCAGACGGCGGCGGCCTATAACGCGGCGGTCTCCGAGCACAACAGCCAACTGCGGCAGAATCCGGGCAACCTGACTAAAGCAGGGCGGCTGCGGCCGGGTCGTAAGGTTAACGACAGCATGGACCTGAAGGCACCGCCGGGCTATACGGGCGGGCGTTTTCGCGGCAACTGGCAGGTGTCGTTTGACCAGCGGGCAACGGGCGAGACAGGGCGCATCGATAAGGCTGGCCACGAGACGATCGCCGCAGGTAACCTGGTGCTGGAGCAGTTCAAAGTCGGTACCACAGCGGTCTATTTCTGCAACAACGTCCCGTACGCCTACCCGCTGGAGATGGGGCATTCGAGTCAGGCGCCTGGCGGCATGGTGCGCATCACCGCCGCCGAGTTCCAGCGGTACTTCAGCGAGGCAGTCAGCGAGGTTAAAAATGATACCGGACATCACAACGGCGTTTGAGGCGATGCTGGGTATGTGGTCTGACGGCGAGGGCGTGCCGGTAGCGTGGGATAACATTCAGTTCGACCCGCCAGGCGACGGACTGTATCTGATCTCCCATGATATGCCTGCGCAGCCGTACAGCATCGATATAGCGGGTGGCTGCCGGGTCTACCCCGGCGTGTATCAGGTCACTGTCGTCGCGCCAGCGGGTGGAGGCAAATCACAGGCCAGAGCGCTGGCCCGCCGCGTCGCCGGGCTATTCCCGGAGAACCAGGAGATCCCCGGCGACGGCTTTACCGCTTGGGTGACATCACCGCCCGCCATCTACCGCGGCATACCGGACGGTGTGTCCTACTCCATCCCCGTCAGCATTAACTACCGGGCTGATATCTCAGCCTGATCATCCCCACCGGCTCTGCCGGTTTTATATTTCTACATGGAGAATCCCTATGGGCTTCGCATTACCTAATGGCGCCACGGTATTTGTCGGCTCGAAACTTGCCACGCCAGTGGCGGTGACGGGCGTGAGCAATGCCGCAGGCGCCGTCTTTACCGTTGCAAACGGCCACGGCCTCGCTGTGGGAGACGTGGTACTGGTTTCCAGCGGCTGGGTACTGATTGACAGCCTGGTGGCGCGTGTCACCGCGCAGACGACCACCAGCGTGACGATCGGGGTGATTAACAGCACCGATACCAACTTCTTCCCGGCTGGCTCGGGTGCTGGTTCACTCAGCAAAGTATCCGAGTGGACTGAAATCCCGCAGATCACCGAGGTTGCACAGTCCGGCGGCGATCAGCAGTACACGCAGATCCAGTTCCTTGCCGATGACCGTCAGCGCAACCTGGCGACCTACAAGGCGGCCAAGTCGCAGACCTTCACCATGGCGCACGACTCCACGCTGCCGATTTACAGCGTGCTGTCAGCTGCCGATCGTTCCGGCGATACGCTGCCGCTGCGCATGTACGTACCAAAGGCAAAAGAGATGCGTTACTGGTCCGGCAAAGCTTCTTTTGATCCGCAGCCGACCACTGCCGTAAACAACGTCGAAACGGTACAGCCGGCGTTTGCCATCCAGTCCCGTGATATCACCTTTTACAAAGATGCTGCCCCACATGCAGCCGCTTAATCCGGACTCTTAAAAGGCCCGTCAGCGGGCCTTTCTTTCTGCCGAGGAACAAATGGCCACTAAATTTCAGCTTCAGCCCAAACCCACTTTCAAAGCCGACGTTAAGATCCCGCGCGCGGGTGATGATGACGGCATGCTTACGTTTACTTTTCGCCACAAGCCGCTTAAGGAGCTGGCCGCACTGGAGACGCTGGAAGGTAAGACCGCCATCGATTTTCTGGTGGAGATCACCGAAGGCTGGGCACTGCCTGACGCGTTCAGCCAGGAAAATCTTGAAGTGCTGCTGGACAACTATCCGGGCGCAATGAAAGCGATCGTCGGCACCTATTACCGCGAACTGACGGGTAACCGCGAAAAAAACTAATAGCGGTTGCCTCGGCATTTTATACGCCTGAACCCTCCACCGAAGACCTGGCCGCGTTCGGCCTGAGTGCTGATGACTACACCGAAGAAGAGCAGACCGTTGAGGTATGGCCGGACGTCTGGCCCGCGTTCGCTGTCTTCCAGTCAATGGGCACCCAGTGGCGCACGGGCATGGGCGGCATTACCGGGCTGGATTACAACGTGCTGCCCTGGCTGCTGAAGCTTAATGGTGTGGAGGATGAGGCAACCGCGTTAACGGATATCCGCGTAATGGAAAGCGCGGCGCTGAAGATTGTCCATCAGGGGGCTTAATGTCTGATATTGCAACGATTTCGCTCCGGGTGAATACCGCCGAGCTGGAGCGCGGCAACAAGGCGCTGGACGATTTCCAACAGACGGCTGGCGGCGCCGCAAATAAGGCCGATGATCTGAACTCGGTATTTCGCGCGGGTGCATCCGATCAGAAAAAGAATACCCAGAGCCTGAAAGAGCAGCAGCAGGAGCTGCAGAACCTGCTGAATAAAATCAGTCCGGTGAACAGGGCGCTGGATGAGCTGGACAACCTGCAGGAAAGCCTGAGCAGGTTCCGTAAGAGCGGACTGGTGCCTGATGAGGATTACTCCCGCTACAACAGCGTCCTGGAAACTACCCGAGAGAAACTCGGCAGGGTCATGGAGGCCGAGACTGCTGAAGGGCAGGAACGGTTAAAGCAGGCGCAGGAGACGCAGCGCGCCACCGCCGCGCAGGAAAACTTCCTCAGATCCATTACTGACCAGGCGGCGACTTTCCGCGCCAGTAAGGCGGATATGGCCGAGTACCGGGCAGCGCAAATGGGGATCGCCGAGGAAGCTGCCCCGGTTATTGCTCGACTGCGGGAGCAGGAGCGCGCCGTCCAGCAGGAGGCTGCCCAGCGGCAGATTGCAGCCCAGCAGTCGCGCATGCTGAAAGAAGCGATCGCCGAGCTGGAGGCAACAGAGCGGGCTGAGGCTGCGGAACTCAGGCGTAACCAGAACATTCGCGATTCGTTCATCTCTTCGCTTCAGGACCAGGCGAGCGCAATGGGCAAGACGCGGATCGAGCTGCTGGAGATGAGAGCCGCTCAGCTCGGTGTGTCGGAGCAGGCCGCCCCGTTCATCGCAAAGCTTGGCGAGCAGGAAAGGGTGTTCAATAAAGGCACACTCAGCGCCGGGCAATATCAGCAGGCCCTGAGGATGCTTCCCGCACAGTTCACTGATATTGCCACTTCCATTGCAGGTGGCATGCCGTTATGGATGGTGCTGATCCAGCAGGGCGGGCAAATCAGTGACTCATTCGGTGGTATTGGTGGGTTGTTTCAAGTCATCAAGGAAGAGTTGCTGGGAATTAAAGATGCGTCTGATGATTCTTCAGAATCTCTTTCAGAAAATGCCAACGCACTGGCAGAGAATGCCGAGCACGCCAGCGGCCTGTTGCGGTTTCTGACGCCAGCCAGGCTGGCTGTGGGTGGTTTTACTGCGATCCTTGGCGGTATGGCTATAGCCGCATGGCAGGCCGAGCAGGCTAATCGCGAGCTTTATCAGGCGATCGTGTTAACCGGCGGAGCGTCTGCGACGTCTACAGCCCAGCTATGGAAAATGGCTGAACAAATAGGTGAGAACACGACCGCCAGCACCAACTCAGTTGCTGAAACCCTGGCCCGCCTGGCCCAGTCAGGGAAGTTCACCACCGCCCAGCTGCAACTCGTGGCGCAGACCTCCCAGCAATGGACACAGGTAATGGGTAGTGGGGCCGAAAAAATTGAAGCCTCGTTTGCCGAAATAATGAAATCGCCGGTCAAGGCGCTGGCTGAACTGAACTCCCAGTATAACTTTCTGTCGGTCTCGCAATTAAATTATATCGCCGGGCTGGAGGACTCAGATAAAAAACAAGAAGCTGTCAGCGAGGGCATGCGGATTTTTGCCGATACGATGCAAAAGCGTATGCAGCAAATTGATGATGCAAGCACGCCTCTGGAACAGATGTGGGATAGCATAAAAAAATGGTCTGCCGACGCCTGGAAGTGGGTGGGAGATCATACTATCGGTGCTCTTAATCTGATCATCGATGTCGTCGCAGGAACAGTTGAGCAGGTCCAGATTTTACTGAAGCAGGGTGATGTCCTCATTGCCGAGTTTGCCAACTCCGCGTATGAGAAAACCAAAAATATTCCCGGCATGAAGTCCTTGTTCGGGGATATGGCTACAGACAATAAAGCATTTATTGCCCAGACCAAAAAAGACATTGCTGAGCTGGAGAAATCCTACACTGCACGCGATGCGCGAGTACGTAAAGGTGAAACGGGCTATGTAAACCGTGACAGGAGCACAACGGTAGACAGCGGCCCGAACCAGCAAAGCAAGGTTACTGACCGAGCGCAGCAAATACTGAAAGACCGACAGAAAAAGAACAGAGGGGCGGCGGTTTCTGCTGGAGACAGCGCAGAAGACAAAGCGCAGGCTGATCTGCTGGCCCTTCAGGCGCAGCTCAGGGTTCTGAAAGAGCACCAGGGCATTAATGACGTTATCAGTCAGCAGCGTAAGGATTTATGGAAAACCGAGGCGCAGTTTGCCGTACTGGAGGAAGCCGCCGGTAAGCGCAAGCTCTCCAAGCAGGAACAATCCCTGCTGGCCAGCAAAGACCAGGTATTGGCGCTGGCGCGCCAGAAGGCGCTGCTGGGTGACCAGATCACCGCCCAGGAGCAGCTGAACAAGCGCATGGACACGGCCAGCAAATATGTCACGCAGATGGCAGAGAAGCGGGCCGGGCTTGAATCAGGCGCAACGATGAGCGACAGGCTGGCAGGCCGCCAGACGGCGCTCTCTCAGCTGCGCAGTGGCTGGATTAATGCTGGCGGCAGCCTTGAGGATGAGGGCTACCAGAAGGAGCTTAAAGCTGCTAACGACTACTACGAAGCGGAGGATAAGCTTCGCGGTGACTGGCGGGCTGGCTTTAAGAAAGGGTGGTCCGAATACCTGGACTCAGCTATGAACGTCTATGCCTCCATGCAAAGCGTGGCGCAGTCAGCCCTGGGCGGTATCTCCGATATGATGACGAACCTCGTGACCACTGGCACAGCCAGCTTCAAAAGCTTTGCTGCATCGATGATGAAGATGATCGCTGATGTCATCAACCGGTTGCTGGTGGCCTATGCCGTACAATCCGCGCTGGGGTGGGTTACTGGCAGCGTCAGCAGTAGCGGTGGGAGCACGCCATCAGGTGCCTACACCAGTGCGGCTAATTCAGGCGTAAGCCTTTATGATTCTGGTGGCTATACCGGACCAGGAGGCAAATATGAGCCTGCAGGCATCGTACATAAGGATGAATTTGTTTTCACCAAAGAGGCCACAGCTGCAATTGGCGTGGGCAACCTTTATGCCATGATGCACAACGCCCGGGGCTATGCCAGCGGTGGTTTGGTCGGTCGGGCACCCATGTTCGGCCTGGGCAATAACGCAGGCGCGGGTAATACGGCACCAGTGATCCAAACAACCGTACACGTCGATGCCAACGGCAATGCTTCAGCGCAATCAGAAGGCTCTGGCGATGCAATGGGCCGGGCGCTGGCGGCAGAGATGCAGAATGCCGCCACACTTGTCGTGCAGAAGCACCTTAAGAATGGTGGACTCATTTATAACTTCATCAAGGGGAGATAGCTTAGACCACTTTAATTAGCGGTCATCTCATTTACAGTTTATTGCCACTATCCTAAATTTTTTAGTGGTGACGTAGAACTCAGAACCATCATCCAGGCGGCGCATGAGCTCCCCATCCTCAGTATATTCCCCATGTTCAGGGAACCCATCTACGCCACTTTTTTGAGTTAATACTGGTGATACCCTTGAGTACGAGTATTTGCCAGATTTAGCATAAATAGTAAACATGTTATCCATATCGTTAACCACCGCACCATTAGACGATGCGGACAATAATTCACCAGTTTTGACATTCTCAAAAGCAATGTCGCAAATTTTTTTTACCATAACCTCGGCATGGACAACTGACGGCAATAAAAAAACAAAAATTAAAGGGGCAATTCTTTTCACGCTTATTTTCCTTTTTGTGACTGGTTCAGGCAGATTTTTAATAATGCTTGAATACGTCGTCTAATGCATTGTCGGTAGAATACCTAAGCAATTATCAGAATATAAACCCACTTTACAGTGGGTTTTTTTATGGGGCAAATATGGCCGTAGAAACCTATAAATGGCCCGTCCAGCTGGGCGGTGGGGCTATTGAGTATGATCAGACTATCCGAACCGCCCGGTTCGGCGATGGATATGAGCAGGTTGCCGGGAATGGCATTAACTCCACGGCGATTCAGGTGCCGATGATACATGTTGGCAAAGATGCAGAGGTTAATGAAATCCGCGCATTCCTGCTGGCACATACGGTGAAAGCCTTCATCATCACCCCGCCGGGCGAAGTGAAAGGACTGTATCGCGTCGTTGCCAATTCGATTCGAAAGAACCAGTTAAGTAACAATGCCGCCGAGCTGATTTTCACCATCAGACGGGCATATGGGGTATACGCATAATGGGACTCATCGATCAGGCGGCGATGCTGGCACCGGGTGGCAGGGTCCGCCTGGTCGAAGTGGACGCTTCCGAGTTCAGTGGCGGAATCCACCGCTTTCACTACGCCCCATTCCCCCACACGCCAGTAGAGATTGATGCGGCAAACGGCGACGAGTCGAAGCTGGGGCCAAAGCCGATAATCTGGGATGGTAACGCATACGAGTTCTGGCCTTTTCAGGTAGCGGATCTGTCGCTCTCCACTGACCAGGCCGCTGAGCCAAAGCTCAATGTTTCCAACCTTGACGGGCATATCACAGCGCTGTGCCTTCAGTTCAAAGATATGGTGAATGCGAAGGTGAGCATCATCGACACCTACGCCATTTACCTCGATGCGGTTAACTTCCCGGGCGGCGTAAACCCTGCGGCGGACCCGACGGCATTCTCCCTGCAAACCTTCTGGCTGGACACCAAAACCTCAGAAGATGATGAGGTGGTATCGTGGGCAATGAGCAGTCCGGCTGACCTGCAGGGGCTGGTGATCCCGACCCGGCAAATTACCTCGCTATGTGAGTGGGCGCTGCGCGGGCAATACCGCAGCGGTGATGGCTGCACCTACAACGGCACGGCGTACTTCGATGCGAAGGGTAATGCGGTCGCTGACCCGGCGCTGGATGTGTGCGGCGGCTGCCTAAGTGACTGCCGTAAGCGGTTTGGAGCCGGTCTGGCAGAGCCTAATGCAGCAAACCTCGACTTTGGCGGCTTCCCGGCGACCGTTCTCTTCTCTCGATAACCGGACATACCAATGAACAAAACCATTATGGCGGCGATCCGCGCACATGCGCTGGAGGAATCTCCGCGCGAGTGCTGCGGCTTCGTCATCCAGTCGGGGCGGCGTCAGCGTTACATCCCTGTACCGAACAGCCACGAAAACCCTACAGAGCATTTCCGCATTGATGGCGAGCACTGGGCGAATGCTGAGGATGCCGGGACCATTATCCGCATCATTCACTCCCATCCAGGCGACGGCGCCCGGCCTATCCCGTCAGACCTCGATCGCCAGCAGTGTAATAACTCCGGCGTGGTCTGGGGCATCTACGCGCCGGACTGCGATGAATATGCAGAGGTAACGCCGGACGCCATCCCTCTGATTGGTCGCCCGTTCATTCTGGGCTCGCACGACTGCTGGGGGCTGGTCATAGACTGGCACGCCACCCAGGGCGTGATGCTTAACGATTTCCGCGTTGATTACCCATGGTGGGAAAGCCAATACCCGGACAATCTGTATTTCGATAACTGGGAGCGGGAAGGGTTTGTCGAATGCGACCCGGCGCCCGGCTGTATGGTCATCATGCAGGTGGAGTCTGCCAAGTGGAACCACGCGGGGATCATCACTGAAGAGGGCGAGTTGCTGCATCATCTATACGGCCAGCCTTCATGCGTCACGCCGTACGCCCGCGGCTACTTCAAAGACCGGACCATGATCTGCGTTCGTCACAAAGACCTTCAGCAGGAGATTCAACCATGGCGCGTTTAACCACTATTCGTCTGTATGGCGCCCTAGGGGCCCGGTTTGGACGCGTTCACAGGCTGGCGGTTCAGACCTCGGCGGAGGCCGTGAAGGCACTTTGCATCAACTTCGACGGGCTTGAAAGCTACCTGATGAACGCCAAAAAGAACGGCATGACTTTCGCGGTGTTCCGCGGTAAGCGCAACATCGGCGTGGATGACTTTAAGGACCTGACCGGGGACAGTGATATTCGCATCGCACCGGTGATGGAGGGGGCGAAGAAGGCCGGTATGTTCCAGACGATCCTTGGAGCGGTCATGGTGGTTGCTGGGGTGGTTGCCTCGTTCATACCAGGCGGGCAGGCATTCGCGCCTTCGTTACTTATCGGTGGTGCCAGTATGATGGCCGGCGGCATTTACCAGATGCTCTCACCGCAGCCCAAAGGTCTGCAGGGACGCGATGACCCCGATAACAAGCCCAGTTATGCCTTTGGTGGCGCAGTGAATACCCTGGCAATGGGTAACCCGGTCGCGCTGCTATATGGCGAACGCGAGATCGGAGGTGCGATTATCAGCGCGGGGATCGTGGCAGAAGATATTTAACTTTCAGCAACATAGGCCACAGTTAGCCCGCGGAGTGTTATGCTACTTTCTTCAGCATTTACTACAGGGAAAACTACAATGCCAGCAGTAAAAATTATCGCTAAGTGGTTGAAACAGGAAAATGATATCCGCCTCGATTCAACTTTGGAGTTTGTCGCTGCTATAGATTCCAGAGGGCATATCAAACCTGAGCAAAGGGTTTATGGGGTTATCACTGGATACGGATATGGTTCTCTACCTCCCGGAGATTATTCATTCATCAGTTCAACGAGTGTTGATAAGAAGGCTCTGGCAATTGACTGGGGCAGAGATTATCAGCAATTCAGTTCGACTATTGACGTCCTTGAAAGGCATCTAAAATCGGGAGAGATCATTACCCATGTGGAAAAGCCCGGGACTGAAAATACTTACGATTATGAGATAACTGCAGTCACGTATTTTGAGTGATAAACCCACGGTAAAACCAACCCGCTTCGGCGGGTTTTTTTATGGATGCAATATGGCAACGATTACTGGTGCAAAGGGTGGCAGCCAGAAGCAGCACACGCCTGTCGAACAGCCTGATTCAGCTCAGTCAATGGCGCGCTGCCGCATGCTGCTGGCACTTGGCGAAGGTGAGTTTGCTGGCGGGCTGGATGCGACCCGGATTTTCCTCGACGGCACGCCGCTGGGTAACCCAGACGGCTCAATGAACTTTGAGAATGTCTCCTGGGATTTTCGCGCCGGCACGCAGACGCAGACGCCGATCCCCGGTTTTCCTGCTGTGGAGAACGAGACCAGTATTGGCGTATCGCTGACGAAGGCTACCCCCTGGACCCGCGCTATCAGCAATACCCAGATTGATGCTGTGCTGGTGCGCATCGGGATCACCGGCCTGCAGCAGCAGGAGAACGACGGTGATATCGTCGGCACAACCGTCGCATATCACATCGACGTTGCGGTTGATGGCGGGGCATACCAGACAGTGCTCACCAAAACGGTAACGGAAAAGCTCAGTTCACTGTACGAACTGACGCACCGCATCAATCTGCCCAAAGCCACCACTGGCTGGCAGATCCGTGTGGTCCGCGATACTGCCGACAGCGCCAGCCAGATGCTGCAGAACAAAACTCAGGTGCAGGCCATCACTGAGGTGATCGACGCCCGCCTGCGCTATCCGCATACCGCGCTGCTGTATGTGTCATTCAACGCCAAAGCATTCAGCAACATCCCGAAGATATCCTGCAAGCCGAAAGGCCGGGTAATCCGCATCCCTCAGAACTACGATCCTGTTGCGCGGACGTACAGTGGCACATGGGACGGCACATTCAAATGGGGCTGGACCAACAATCCGGCGTGGATCTGGTTTGATGTCCTGACAGAGCCGCGCTTTGGTCTGGGCCGCCGGGTAACGGTGGCTATGCTCGATAAATGGGAGCTCTACCGCATTGCCCAGCGCTGTGACCAGCAGGTACCGGACGGGAAGGGTGGTACCGGCACAGAGCCGCGATTCATGTTTGACGTCTATATTCAGTCGCAGGCCGACGCCTGGCAGGTTATCAAGGATATCGCTGCTGGCTTCAACGGCATGACGTTCTGGGGCAACAACATGTTCAATGTTGTCTCTGATATGCCTGCAGACACGTCGAAGCTGCAGATCCTCACCCGCGCATCAGTGGTGGGTAAGCCAACGTATTCCAGCGGCAGCGAAAAGACGCGATTCTCGAGCGCGCTGATTAACTTCAGCGACCCGGATAACCATTATCAGGACCGCACTACCGCGGTAATGTTTCCTGAGCTGGTGAAGCAGTTCAAATTCAAGCAGACCCAGCTCACGGCCATCGGCTGTACACGCGAGAGCGAGGCGCAGCGCCGTGGCGGGTGGGCGGTTTATTCTAACTCGCTGGACCGCATCATTACGCTGCAAACCGGGCTGGATGGCTTCGCCTTTGTCCCTGGCACTGTGTTTGCCTTCGCTGATGAGCGCGTTTCCGGGCGCGTTTATGGTGGTCGCCTTACGGACTATAACGCTGGGCTTAAAGCGGTAACAACCGATCGCGGTACCAGCGCTGTCGCGGGTGACACACTGATGATCCGCACTCAGGGCGGCATTGTGGAAAGCCGGATTATTCAGGCGGTCAACGGCACGCAGCTGATCGTGGCCACGCCGTTCACAGCAGCGCCAGCGCCAAACGCCGTATTCGTTATCGATGCCGGGCAGCTGCGCCTGCAGTATTTTCGTGTCACGAATCTGACGTTTAACGATGAGGAAAACATCTATTCCATTACCGGCGCGGAATACAACGCGTCGAAATATGATGCCGTCGACCACAATGCGCGCCTCGATATCCCGCCGATCAGCCTCATCCCCACGGGAGTTGTCTCACAGCCAGGCAATATCGTCGTGTCGAGTTACGAGTCGGTGCGCCAGGGCCAGCGCATAGCGACGCTGACTGCATCCTGGGATGTTCCGCTGGATAAAGCCGGTAAGCCGCAGGCCGATGTGATCGCCTATCAGGCTCAGTGGCGCCGGAACGATAGCGAGTGGGTAAACGTCCCTCAGACTGGCCTACGCAACATTGAGGTTGCGGGCATCTTTGAGGGTGATTACCTGGTGCGCGTCCGGGCGATTAACTCCGGTGGCGCGTCGAGCCTGTGGGCAACCTCAGCGCTTACGCACCTGAGCGGGCGCATTGGTGAGGTTCCAAAGCCGGTTAACTTCCGCACGTCGCCGCTACTGTGGGGCGTTCAATTGGATTGGGCATTCCCGGCCGACACCGCCGACACCCTGCAAACAGAGGTTCAGTATTCTACTGACGCCGCTGGCACCAACGCCCAGCTACTTACGGATGTGCCATATCCGCAGCGCACTTATCAGCAGCTGGGGCTTAAAGCCGGGGTGGGGTTCTGGTATCGCGCCCGTCTGGTGGATCGCACTGGCAATCAGTCAGAGTGGACGGATTTTATTCAAGGCAGCAGCAGCTCGGACGCCGCTGATTACCTTCTCGATATCGACAATCAGATCAGGCAGTCTGACGCCTATCATGAGCTTGTTTCTGGCATCGAGGACGTAAGCGCCGATGTTCAGGCCGCGCGTGATGATATCGCGGCAGCTGTGGCGTTATCTGATGGCATCAAGTCTGATCTGGCGCAGGAGGTCACAGACCGCCAGCAGGCTATTGCTGACGAAGCGAAAGCGCGCGCCCAGGGGCTGCTTACCGAGAAAAACGAGCGCGTGGCAGATATCAGCAATGTGAACCAGGTGATCCAGGAGAGTAACGAATCTCTGGCCCAGCAAATCGCACAGGTTACAGCTGGCACCGGTACACAGTTTGATCCTGCCGATATCTGGTACTTTGATTCAACCGCCGAGGGATGGACAGGCAACGGCACCCCGACCGTTGTTGATGGCTGGTTGCGCCCGGCTAATCATGCCTCTGATCCGTGGGTGGCTTCGCCCGGCTCGATGGGCATAAAGGCCAGCGCTTACCGATTCATTAAAATGCGTATCAAAAAGGTGGGATCGCCTGCCTGGGTGGGTTTGCTGCGCTGGCGTAATGCTGAGGGTTTCAAAGATACCAACCTGTACACCGTACCAGAGCCAGTCTACGACGCCAACGGGATAGCCACGGTTGAGTATGACGATATCCCCTGGCTGAGCGCCATCACCATCAACCAGATACGGTTTGACCTCTCCACCAACCAGGACGCTAAGAACTATTTCCTGATCGATTGGGTGGCAGTAGGCCGACCAACGCCGGGCGCTGGCGTGGCTGCGCTCCAGCAGGAAACCACGGCGCGAGTTACTGGCGATCAGGCAGAGGCGACGGCTCGCGAAACGCTGGCCGCACAGATCCGGGGTGGATATGAGGGCGACGACCCGAGCAGGCTATCATCCGGCCTGCTTTACACCGAACGCAAGGCGCGAATTACGGCGCAGGAAGCGGAAGTGTCAGCCCGCACCCGGCTGGAGACGACAGTCAACGATAATCACGCGGCAGTAACTCAGGAACTGGAGACGCTGGCGAATGAGCAGGAAGCTCAGGCGTCCACGCTTTCAGGGCTTGGGTCTACTGTGGGCAAGAACGCCGCCGCTATCACGCAGATCGATAAAACCGTAGCCGACAACAACAAAGCGCAAACCAGCGCGCTGGCAACGGTTAAGGCGGCCACTGACCAGAATACGGCTGATATCAGCGAGGAGATCACCGCCCGCACTGATGGCGATAGCGCCCTGGGCGAGCGTATTGATTCGCTCAAAGTCAGCGTAGACGACAACTCCGCCAGCAGGGATGCCGGGATCGTCGCCAACGTTACTAACGCCCTGGCAAACTTCCGGGCCTTTGCCGATCAGCGCGTGACGTTCGCTGTAGGCGAGACTCGCACCCTTGCCGAGATCGAGGACGTGAGAACGACTACCGCCGACGCCACCAGCGCACTGGCTCAACGGGTGCAGACGCTGACGGCGACCGTTGAAAGCGACGGGCAGACCAACGCCGCCGCTATCACGCGGATCGATAAGGCTGTAGCCGATCTGGAGTCGGCAACGGCGAGCAGCATTGAGCAGGTAGAGGCCAAGATAGGCGACACCAGCGCCGCAGTACAGACCGCAAGCAAAGCCATTGCAGATGTAACCGGCAAACTTTCCGCGCAGTGGGGCGTTACGGCTCAGGTGACTGCAAACGGCGTCGCTCACATCGCGGGGATCCAGCTGGGCATTGATGCTACTGGCTACTCCAATTTCCTGATCTCCGCTGACACGTTCGGGGTTTACAACCCGACGACCAACGGACAGGAGCTGGTATTTGCAGCGACCGGCGGGCAGATATTCCTGCGCTCGGCGCTTATCCAGGACGGCTCAATCAATAACGCCAAGATCGAGAATGGCGCAATTGATAACGCCAAAATCGGGAACTACATCCAATCAAACAACTATGTTGCTGGATCGTCCGGGTGGAAGCTGGACAAGGGCGGTACACTCGAAATGAACGGAAGCACCGGCAACGGGCAGCTCAAAATCTCGGCAGACAGGATTGTATTTTATGACGCAGCTGGCAGGCCGCTTGTTGTGATGGGTAAACCACTATGATGCAGATGTTTATTGAGGGAACCAGCTTCGACGCCACAAACTCGATGGGATTCACTTATGTGATCGATAACATCACCGTGAACGGCAGCGGTTCAAAGACGTATTCCGCGCCGGGCTTTGATCTGGCCGTAACGGGCATAAATAACACCCTGGCTAACAACGAGAAAAATAACACTATCGCCGCCTCAATCTCAGGCAATACGCTGACATGGAACACCACGATCCCGCTCAGGCTGATGGTGACAGCGACGGCGAAGACTGGCGCGGATACGTCCTATTCTGGTTTTGCTCTTTATCAATACCCATCAGATATTAAAACGGTAAAGCTGGCCCCGGACTTTACCCCTTTTGTGCTGGCGAACGTTATTGATATTGAGGCCGGAGCGCGCACGGTTGATACCGGGATCCCCGTAGGTTCGGGAATAATGGTTTTCATTAGAAACCGTAATAATCAGGGAGGGGCGCTTAGTCGCTCCTTTTTTAACCTAATAGAAACCGGGGCAACCTATCAGTTACAGTTTGCTAATGCCGGGCAAAATCAATATCCGACCAGAGCCTATATCTTTTCAAAGATATTGCCGCCTATGCCATCGGCGGGCTTTTATATGTACCGAGATGGGGTAATGGTATGGCATAGCAACTGCCTGCCGCTGGATGCAAAATTTATAACTCAATCTTATATGGAGTCAGATCGACCACTGGCCGTGACGACAGGGATCACCAGCTTTATGTATATCCCTCAGGATCCAGCAAATCCAGATTATGGATTCTCAAATTACACATGCGCAGGCGCTGGAATTGCCAGCAATGGGAAATGGCGAACTAATAGCACTGAGGTTTATCAGTCAACGCTGGGGAGTGTGAGCCGCACTATTAAGCCGTGGGTTGTGGGATTGAAAATCATGTATATAGATTGTGATATTTACGATAACTATTACACACAATCCCTTAAAAAATAACTCTCCAATTCTCCACATTATATAACCCGCTTCAGCGGGTTTTTTCGTTAAAGGATATTTGCCGATGGCAACGATTGACGACGATTTAGCAAAAGATGTTTCATCAGCGCTTCGCCTGGCTCAGATGGATATTTCCAACCAGGATAAGTTATTAACGGGGCCGGGAGATGTAACTATATTGCGTGCTGACGGTACTTCAGTCACTGGCCCAAGCTGGCCGAAGCTGAGCGCAGAAGCGACCGCCGCAGGGGATTACGCAAAAGCTGCCAAAGCATCGGCCACGAGCGCCGCCTCCAGCGCCTCAGCTGCGAATACCTCAAAGACCGCAGCAGCCACCAGCGCAACAGCGGCCAAAACGTCGGAAACCAACGCGGCCACGTCTGAGAAGAACGCGAAAACCTCAGAAACCAACGCCAAGACGTCAGAGAACAATGCAGGGGCCAGCGCCAGTAGTGCCGCAGCATCGCTGGCCGCTGCACAGCAGCTGACGTCTGTACCCTATGAGGCAGCGCCATATCCTGATGTGTGGGCACCGCTTAACGACGACTTGCGTCTGGAGGCTGGCTTTGCTCCCTATGACAAGCTAACCATCTCTGGACAGGTGCTGGAGTTACCCTCAAGACAGATCCCATTTACACGTTCAACCACAGCAACATATATTGATAAATCAGGCGTTGTTCAAACAGCGGCTGTCAATGAACCTAGATTTGAGCGTGAAGGTTTATTAATGGAAGGGCAAGTCACTAATAGGGCTCTTTATTCAGGAAATATGGATAATGCCTGGTGGCCTACAGCACGCGTATCTAAAACATCAGGATTTCCTGCGCCCGATGGGAGTTTGACCGCCATTAAAATGGTATCGACTACTGAGGTGGGTTCTAAATATATTAGCAAACCCTTAAACGTCTCGGTTGGCGAAACATATACTCTTAGCTTCTTTGTTAAAGCGGGCGAAGTGGGGCAGTGTAGAGTTAACTTTTCCGGGAGCGCATCAACCAATAATATGAGCTGTGATTTTGACCTAACCACAGGTCAAGTACTTACAGCCACCCCTGCTGGCGTACCCTCTATTACCAGGCTTAGTAATGATTGGTGGAGAGTATCGGCCAGATCCGAACAAATAGCCACGGCAGGTGCCCTCAACTTTAATATCTGGATGATTAATGGGTTAGGGCCGGGTGCTACTGTCCCACCAAATGACGGAGTTAGTGGTTTGTATGTATGGGGGGCACAAATCGAGGCTAACCCTGTGATGACCAGCTATATACCAACAACAACCGCAGAGGTGACAAGGGCGCAGGAAACATTACGGCTCCAGCCCTCCGGCAATATTGGATATGGCGTGGTAGGGGATCTGTTTAACAGAACTATCAGTTTTGAGCTTTCTGTGGATGCCTTCGTCCCAACGGCTGTAGGGTATTTCAATCTATTGGCTACTGTGGGTGTAGCGAACGATATCATTCTTCGCATCAACACTACGGGAGTAAACTCTCTGCGATCGAGCGGTAGTGTCAGCCCTGCCCTTAGTACTACTTATCCGTTCAGCCGTCAGATATTTACTCAGACGATTGATACTGACAACAACCTGACTGCTTATTTTAACGGACAGAAAGGAGCAAGACAGGGGGCACCTGCAACAACTACTGTAGTACCTACAACTGTAAACTTTAGCTCAACTTCTCAGTTGGTTTACCACATTCGGAACTTCCGAATCTGGCACCGCTTATTAACCCCTAACCAAATTAATGGACTCCGCTAATGAGAGACTTATATCTGCGCTTTGCTGACGCCGATGAAATGCGTATGCAGTTAATCGGGGCGGGTTTTCTGGTCGATGAACAGCAGGGGTGTTTATACCACCCGGATATCAGCCTGGATATCATCGGCGTTATTACCATCGTGAGCGATATCGAAAATCCGGGTCAGGAAAACGAATCAATAAAATATGCCAACGAACCCGGTTACCACGTCAATATCCGGGTAATGAATGACGGGCCTGATTTATCACCTCTGGATGAATTCATCGTGACTCCAAAAACGCCTGCTCGCGTCTGGGCATAAGGAAATTACATGTCAAACAGAATTGATAGCATAACCATTAAGGCAGCGGACGTTTCTGGTTTAGGGAACAGCGCCACCAGAGACGTCGGGACAACTTCAGGGAAGGTGGCCGCAGGTGACGATTCGCGGCTAAATACGATCGACGGTAAAACAGGCGGTAAAGTAAAAGGTGATTACATTGTGCTCGATAATACCTACGGGCATACGACGCAACTAATGACGTACAATCCCGGCTCTGCTGGAACTCATTTCGGCGGGATGGTGATGAAGAGGCCGAATTCGCAGGGTTACGTGCTAAGTCAATACTCTACATCAGATTATGAGGTTGCCTCCGTAACCATTGGCATTGATGGCCCTGGCGGAAGCGTCTCCTGGGCGTTCAACCGGAATGGTCAGGCCGTGGGTAACTGGCAACCAGCATCCGATCGTCGAATTAAAGACAATATCAAACGTATCGCCGATCCGTTAGCTGCAATGCGCTCCATATCAGGTTGCGAATGGGACCGCCTGGATAACGGGTTGCACGGCTATGGGTTCATTGCTCAGGAAGTTGAGGTCATGTTTCCACAAGCCGTAACGGTGGCGGGTGATATTAAGCTGAACGATGACTCTGTTGTTGAGGACGCGAAAACGGTCGACACGTTCGGCCTGTCAGCTGCGCTTCACCATGAAGCGATTCTTGCTCTTATGGACACTGTCGATAACCTCACGGCGATGGTCACGCAGTTGCAGGCTGAGGTTCAGGCGCTGAAAGCGTAACGGCACCATGATGTTCAGCAGTAAATATCGATAGGTGTCGCCGCATTGATCTGCATAGCCTTTAAAATCACTGTATATAAAAACCGTTAAAAGGAGTGCAGATCATGCCCCGCCGTTCCGACATTCACGCCGCATTTGTGGCTGCAGTACAGCAAAACCCCAAGGGATATCAATCTTTACGTACTGATGACTTCATCCGCGAACTGGCTAAAGTTCACTGGCATTTCAGCCAGGCCGACGCCAATTCTTGGATCGAGCTGTACCAGACTTTCTTCGTGGACAAGACGCCTGACAATAGCCAGAACCGCCTTTGGATGCTCCGCAATATGGGGAGGATCCTTTAATGGGCTTCGTATCACCTGCAACTGATTATGTCGAGCAGCGCTTGTCCCCCGCGAGTATCTGCACCACGAACGAAAGCCGCATCCTTGAAACCTCGTCAGGATTTGCGGTTATCGAACCGGTTTCCCGGTTGGTACAGAATCAGGTTCTGCTGATTTTGTCTGGCGGCCGAACGCAGTTTGCGCGAGTAATGGGTAGGGCATTAATCACGGATGATGGTGAAGCGATAGAGGGATCTCCATCTGAAGAGGTGGAGGTGATGGGACGGGTGACGTACTTCATCAACAGCACGGACGCTGATGATAAATGCCCGGTGTAA